TTCCATGAAGGGGCATGGTTCATCAAAAGTAGCCGGAGATATTACTCCTCCCAGATTACCTCCAAGATAGAACTGAACAATTTCTATACCCAATTCCTGGTCATCTCCCGGAGATTTAATTCTCATTCGTAAAGTACCTTCTTTAGGGAATACCAACCCATTGCCGTTTCCCTTAGATTCTAGCTGTTTCTTTCTAGCCAGCATCTTTTCTTTTGTAGAAAGTCCATCTGATGAAACTTTCTTCTTTTTCTTCTTGTCAAGTGCCATATTAATCGTTATTATTTGGTTCTGAGTAAATTATCTCATTCATACTCAACACCGTTAAAGTGTTCTTTTCCAAAAGTTGTTGTAAGCCTGGGGTAAGCTTGTCTGTTTCAAATTCCATTTCCTTACCTGCATACAAACCATAGGTAACTATTCTACCTACTTGCACCAAATCCCGGTAAGTTCTATATTCTTCGGTAATCTCACCGAGTTTAACTATAACTCCCTTACGGGGAACTCCCTCTTTTACCTGTTCCGGAATAATAAGCCCAGACCGAGTTTGGTTTACTTCTTTGGGTGATAAGATAAGAACTCTGTTTTCAGTTGGACATCCAGGTAATTGTTTGTCAAACTGAGCTGCTACCATAGCAGAAATAAAAGATAATGAATAATTCATATTCTTAATTCGTTTTTAAAAGTTAGTAATTACTTATAGTTATTATTGTTGCTTCCTCATGTTGGCATTAATAGTTCTCAAGATATTCTCCCGACTCTCGTATGCTCTACATATTGAAATATACTTGTTAGCCTTTTCTACTGCTTTCAAATATCGTTGATATATCGACTTATACTTTGGAGATATATTAGCCTTATGAGCAACGTAGTCATTATTGAACCTTTCATTAGATTCTTTAATAAATATCCAAGCAGCAGAATAAGCTTCATCCTTTTCTCTTGCTAGAGCATCCCTTTCTTTAATATACTTATCTCTTAATGAGCAAAGTATATAATAACTAGTGGGAGATTCCCTTAACTGAGAATTAATGATATTTTCATTAATGGATAATTCCTTAGCAATATCTATGGTTATGATATTACCTTCGAATTTAACCTTTAGTTTCTTCAGTTCTGTTTTCATGTACTTTCAATAAATTCTTAAAATCCTCTTTTGAATATTTACCTTCTTGAATTGCTTTAGATACCTGAGCAAATGCACAGTGATAGGCAGTATCTAAACCAGGCAAGTGAAGAATAGATTCATACTTACCAATTATATCAATTAAAGCCTTGAATCTTAAGTCACATAGGTTATCTGTTCCTCCTCTATCTACTAGAGTCATAAACAGAGCCCAATAAATATGAGTAGCATCTTCATAAGCTAACCTTGCATCTTCATCCTTCATTACACCAAATGCCAAATCTTCTAATAATTTGAGATTTGATTGAAGTTGCTCTATCTGAGACCTAACTCGGTTGAATACCATTTTATCTCTACCGACTAATCTCAAATTACATAAGTCTAATTGACGATTGAGGTTTTGAATAGAGAACTCTAAGCAGGCAGATATCATATAGGTTAAAGATGATAGCCTATTTGTATTCATTATTTGTTCTTCAGTTGCCATAGTTTATAATATTTTATTATTTATGTTGTCATAGTATCCTCTTTCTTCACTTCTGTAGGTGATTTTGGATTTTCTTTATGATGAAGATGCCTATTACAACCTGGGCACTTAACTAATTTGCAATCAGCAAAAGTGGATGAATCTACTTCTGAGTAGTCATATTCAAATTCACAATCACAGTATGGGCATTTAGCTCGCCATATCGTGGGTCCGTTCAAAATCTTTTTCATTTTCTTAGTTTTATGTTATTATACCGTAATATTTTATACAATACACCAACTGAGATACCAAATTCTTCTAGTATATCCTTTCTTGGTATACCTTCTATGTACCTAGAAATTAATAATTCTACATTTACCTTACGTTCTCGTTCTTTGCCAACAAAATAGAACCTTTTATCTTCTATACATTGACCCATGTTCATCTTAGCAGTTCCCCAATATAGATTACTTACTCTATTATTTTCAGGGTCATTATCTTTATGGCATACTTGAGGATAATGGTTTGGGTTAGGTATATAAGTGGAAGCCACTAACCTATGTCTATAGAAATTCTTCCGTTTACCATCATCTCCTACTAAAGAGTTAGATAAATAACCATTATCTTTCATAGCAGGTTTTACCAATCTCCAATTACCAGTAAATTTCGAATATAACTTCCCAGTACGGGATATGTAGTAATTACTAAATCCTGGTATATTACCCTTTTCTCGATTCTTCATATTCTCGTTGATATTTATGGATTTCCTTTTTATATAGTTCCATAAATACCTCGGGGGAAGCTGCACTAAAATTACCAATCTTATGGGTTTTAAACTTATGATATTCTTCCATGTACTCTTCTACTGAAAAGTCTGGTTTTAACATTCTAGTATAATCATAGCCTGGCATAAACGGTAATTCTTCTGCCATAGACCTACCTATTGTAAAATCCATTGATAGAGTTACATCATCAACTTGAAATCCGAAATACCTTTTCGTACTTGGATTACGTAGGATATTCCAAATAGTATATACTGTCCAGGTATTTATATCTTTGGGTTTAGAATACATATATACAGCATCATGAACTGTACAAGCTTCTTTCATCATTGGCAATTTACCTTGCCTCATTAACCAATAAACAAGGATAGCTCCAAAGTTGGTCATATTTGCTGCAGCACCTTGACATGGGAAGTTAAGACCTAAACGAATTGCATAAGCAACTTCTTGCTTATCATTTGAATATATTTGTGGGAGTCTTCGTTTAGTACCAAATAATTGGGTATAATATCCATGCTTACGAAGGAATTTCTCTTGCTTCTCTTTAAATTTAAGTATTTTAGGATGTTTCTTAAAGAACTCATCCATCTCTTTACGAGCTTCCTCCTTGGTAACTATAATACCAGCTTTTGGGTCTGATAATTTTACTGCTAGCAAAGCATCTCCAATCCCATAAATAAGTCCAAATGCAATTTGCTTTGCTTGCTTTCTCCTTACCTTCCAAAGCTTATGGTCAGGATGACTTTCGTCTTCGTATATTTTACTTGCTTCCTCAATTGGAACCCCATACTTTGCTGCTGCTATACCAAGGTGAGGGTCTACTCCTTTAGCAAATGCTTCCAGATAGGTTTCATCTCCAGATAAATGAGCCATCATTCTTAACTCTGCCTGAGAATAGTCGAATGCCATATATAAATAACCTGGAGGAGCTACCAATTGTTTCTTGATATTTGGGTCTACTGATGTCTTTGGTATCTGCTGCATGTTTGGGTCTGCAGAACTAAACCTATTAGAATCTGTACCGTGTATATTATACCTACCATGTAATCGAGAATCATCTTGTACTTTTTCTGACCATCCTAAGATATAAGTCTTATACATTTTCTCTAAACCCCTCAATTCAAGCATCTTATCAAGAAATATTGCCTTTGGAGATTCTGGGTCTTTTACAGTTAACCTTAATTCTGTTAATGTATCTTCATCTGTACTTGGTTTACCAGATTCATTATCCTTTATTACTGGGAATTTGAATCCAATATCTGAATACATTAGTTGAGGTAAATCAACTGAACTACCAAGATTAACTGGTCTTATAAGTTCCTGTTCTTTCTTAGTAGTAAATACTCCTGCACGAATATTGGTTATCTTTTGTTCCCGAGAATCAATCTTACGTTTATCTTTTGGGTCATTATAATCTAACTCCTCAAGTTCTGCTTCGATTGATTTAATATATTTCTCAATCTTACCTTGATTATATTTCTTAGTAAACTTCTTTACCCTTGGTAAATTATATATAGCTTCTCTTGCAGCATCAATTTTGGGTTTGTATTCTTCAAGGAGTTTTTGATTAAATTTAGTATCAAGGTATAAACCTTCTTTCTCTACCGAAGTTAATACTCGGGAATTACACATAAATAAATTACGGAATACAGAATACATCCCTAAGTCAATTAACTTCTTCTCAAAGAATATCATTAATCGTAAAGTAAAGTCTGTATCTTGACATCCGTATTTACATAATGGGTCTAATTCTTTTTTATCCCAAGGTATCTTATCGAACTTATCTTGCTTCTCATAATCACCATATTCAGGCAAATACCTTCTAACCATATCCTTTAGTCCGTGAGGTTTTTCCTCATTGAGAACATATTTTGCAAGCATCCCATCAAGGCAAGTACCTCTATAATAGATATGATACTTTTGATTAATCTGGTCATCAAATTTCCAGTTCCATGCAACCTTTACAATGTCATAATTCTCAATAACCTCTTCCCCAAATTTCCTTAACATCTTCTTCCAATTCCACCCCGGTGAAGTATATTCTTGGGTTTGGAAATGGTCTAATGGAATAGAAGCACCAAATCCTGGCATCCAAGATACCGAGAGAATAGTTGGCTTGAAACTTTTGTTATAGATTGGTTCAGCATTAGTTTCGTAGTCACAGCAAGCATAACCAGTTGCTTTGCAACAAGCAATAAGTTTCTTGAGTTCTCTTTTATTCTTAATTATCTTATATCTCGTTTCCATATATTATAAATAGAAAGAGGGACATACCCACCTGTAGTAGATACATCCCTCTAATATTAGAATGAGTCCTGTAAATCTTCAAGATTGGTATTTAGGTATTTCCAATCTTTCTTGTAAGAATGAAGAGAATCAATTGTATGATATAAGTAACCGGGTTTAACTCCAACCTCTTTAGCTACATATTCCATAAGTTTCCATGCAAGGTATACATCATTACCAAAATGAGTAACAAAATCTGAACTCCTTTGATGATAGCAAATATGTAATACCTTCTCTCCTTTACCATTCTGACGGATAAGGAAATCATAATACATAGAGCAGGGAATACGTTTACTTCCATCAAGGAATCTTAAGTCTGTACCATGAAATATAGGGAGTACTGCCTTACGAGTATCATTATCCCTTTTAAGGAGTTCGATAACAGATTGCATGGCAGAATCACAATTGAATGATGTACTACCATACAGATATAATTGATTCCAAATACGTTCTGGATAAGTATAATCAAATCTACCATTCACCAAGAACTGTTCCCATAAATCTTTTCTCAGTTCCCAAGCTTTACCAGGATTTAATTCGTACCAACCAATTCTTTCCTCAAACTCAGCATCTGCCCATTCTTTTGAATGCGAGAATACAAATAACCATACTGGGTCTCCGAGTGAAGTTAAGCAATATTGTTGGCAAATGAGTTCCTTTGTTTCAAATTCCTCTTTACCTTCAATTACCTTATTCTGATAGGTCTTTGGTTTTACAGTTTGACCATAACTGTTGAGTTCTCTGCCAAGTTCTGACATTAACTCAAAAGAATTACTGTAGATTCTCATTCTTCTGTTTCTTTAAAAGTTTCTTCTTATATGCTTTACGTTGAGAATAGGATATCACATTTTCTGGATATTCTATATCTTCATATTCTAATAGCAAGTCCTTTGCTAACAAAGCTTGGTATTCATATAAGTCCGGACGAAGTACTTTAAAACTCCTAAAGAATACCTTAAATGAAGACCATTCCTTTTCTGTACCATTTTGGATTTTCTTATAAACCTCTTTAACTCTTTTAGTCCAAGGATTATCTATACCCTTGATTACTTTCTTTAAAGGTTTATAAGCTGAGTACATTAAGAGTGTCTCTACATTCCCATACATTTGAGTCGCAAATAGGTTGATTTGTACTGACTGGTCCGGCCCATACACGTATTCTGCCATCCGTTGAATTAATAGGAAGTCGAATATTAACCTCTTTGTAATCTCTGATGCTCTGATTACCATTGTAATAACTGGGATGTCCTCTTGAAATCTCTTCGAAAAAGTTGCAGCAATTAAACATTGTTTACCGTTATCATGGTGATTATTGAACATATACGTAACATTGTAATTCTGATTATATTTGTTCTTCAGGATTCTTAGTTTGCTACGTAAGAGGTCTAACTTATTAAAATCAATATAATTATTCAATAAGCTCGTCCACTTAGTCTCTTTGTAATTAAAACCCCTGCCATAATCAAAATCTGGGTCTACCCATGCTTTACGTATTTTTATAAACACATTGTATGCTACTGCAACTCCACTGTTTGCAGTAGCACCCTTATCAAAAAGAACGGGGTCTAATCTTAAGAAAGCCTCGTTCAATTTCTCCCATGCCTCTTGTGAAGTAGCAAACTCCAAAGAGTGGAGGGTCTCCTCCGTATTCGATTGAAGACCCTCTAATTTTCTATTCCATCCACTCATTAGTAATTTGTTTTTTGTCTCCAGAGGTTAAGTCTTTGTTTCTTAAAGAATAACCTGTAGATTGATTCATCTGAAAATCCCTGTAATCCCAAGAATCCCATATATAGGTAGAAAGCTTTTACCAAAGAATACTGAAAGTCTAATTCCTTAGTCATTACTTGGGTTTGTTTCCATGGTCTACACTTAAGAAGATTCCTTGCAATATTCAATTCATATACTACATTGAATAATAATACCTTCTCTTCTTCGTGAGATGCTTCACTTAAAGTATTAAACCCGGGAGTATAATCTTTTACTGATTCATGGTCTTCATCAATCATATTAAACCGATTAACTAAACCAATACTACCTTCGGTAACTATGGCTATACCCAGTGTAATTACGTCCTTCAATTCCTTTACTTTGAAGTCAGAGTAATCGACTACGTAAGACGTCCCCCAGGAGAAGATATCTTCTGGTAGTATATTTGCAAAGTGGAACAAAGTGAATAGGAATCCCAGAGCATCTCCCTGTTCTTCATTGGCATTCTGCAAATGGTTGAGTACCTGAGTATATTCATCCTCTGTTAACTGGTCAATATTCCATCCCCACTTGTGGCATATCTTTACTACCTCAGAGGTAGATTCATAACCCTCCATTAGTTCTTCGATAACCCGGGCAATAAAATCCTTAAGAACTACCTGATTTTGATGATTATTGATATCAACCGGGTAATCGGGTAGCTTTTCTATTTGCCGGTAGCCGTCTAATTGTTCTAACGAAAGAGAATACATTGCTTGTAAATACGTACCTACTTCTAAAGAAGGTACGATTTCCTTGATATTACGTATGTCCATTACTTACTTCCTGTTGAATTAAATCCACCTTCACCTCTTGTTCCCCACATTTGAGATTCAGAATAAAATTCTTCTGATTGAATCTCCTCGGGTTCTGTGAGATAGATTGGTACATGAATAAATTGGGTTGCTTTCTCATCCACCTTTAGAGTCTGTATTACTCGACTGAGATTGATTATACCAATATGAATCTCTCCTACATAAGGAGAATCTACAATCTCTGCAGTATACAGAAGACCTTTTTTAGAAGCAAGCCCAGACTTATTAGCTGCCATGAGCATAGACTCTTGAGGTTCGATAAGAGGTTTAATACCTGATGGGATAAGAATCCTTCCTCCCGGGTAAATTTGAATATCAGTTACGAAGTTGGTAGTTGTATTTACTCCCAATACAAAATCGGGAGTAAAATGATTTGGAGACTGGTTTGCCTCGATTTGAATCAATTGTTGAGGGTCTAAGTTTCTTGGGATATAGAAATCCAAACCTGCATCACCTGCATTACCTCTCGATGGAGTCTTTACGTCTCTTACTTTAATAAATCTGAATCTGTTCATAATATATTACATTCTTTTAAAAGTTGTCCAAAGGTTAATCTCCGTTGAGGAGTTACTCCAAGTGAATGACAGAATCTTTCTACGTCATATTCACCCTGCATAAACAAATCAGCAAGAACATCATCTTGCCGTACATAATAATTTGGGTTGTTAAGATATAACTTAAACATTGCCCATATCATTCTTAACTTACCTACTTTTCCCATTGCATTCTTTATAAAGTTCTCTAATACGTTTCTTAGGTACTTCGAATTTCTCAACTGTCTTTGAGATAATTTCTTTTCTGTCTTTCCCTTTCCGAATCAAGCTTCGGATGAATTTCTTGATACCAACTGTGTCTTCTAATACATCCAAATCTTTGTATTGATTCTTCTGTTCTAATTCTTTCCTTGTAATGTTCAAGTTCTGGGACATCTTGAATGCACACAGTTCTGAATCTCCGCATAATTTACATTCTTTAGTGGATAAATCATACCCAATACCAAAGCATGGGTCTCCATTACTTCCCAATTGAGAGATATCCAAGGGTGTTAGGATATCCTGCTTGGTTAAGTCGGGAAGCATTTGTTTTTTCTTTGCCATAATTAATCATCTATTTTTTTTTCTGTTAGTCTTATGACTGAATCTCCAATCTTCAATTCCGACTCATACAGTGGTAAGTAGGAATGTCCAATTGCATTAATAAATAGTTTCCTGATATCACCCAAGTGTTGTGAGTAACGAGAATCAGTATAAGTTAGTACTCTAACCTGTAGCCCTGAACAGAAAGATAAATCAAAATATACCTTATATTCATTAGCCATTATCTGGATTGATTGTATATCTGATATCCATACCAGGGTAGTACAGTTAAAAACATGGAGAGGAGTTTGTTCCTCTCCGATTATCTTATCAATGAATTTCTTATATAACTTAGTAATCATAACTTTTGAGTGTTACATTTTGATATTTACAATGAGGACAAGTCCAATCCTTAGTATGCCAAGGACCTCTTAAATCCTTTATATCGCTTTCCTTGAATTTCTTCTTGCAATGATGACATTTGTATTTGTATTCATTGCAATCATACTGAGATGAATAGAGATAAAGTATTCCGATTATCACTCCCAGTACTGTTAGTATTAGTAGTAAGTATTCCATATCTTTTAATTTAATGATTAATAATGCCCTATGTCCCTCTATTAGATTAATTACTTCCTCCTACCGGAAAAAGTAATTATCCATAGTACTTAATAGAACAGATTAAGTAAGGTATTCTCATAAAGAATGAATAGGATGATTCTTCCATATCTTCTCTAACAGAATAACTTTTAATTCTTGTTTTTGATAATACTGCTTCCTATGTTTACCATGCCTATTAAGATAAGGACCTGGATAATGTAAGTCATCAAGGTAAACCTTTTTCTTTGAGGAATCAGTTCTAACCAAACGACCAAGGAACTGAATAGATTTTTCTTGGCTATCCATACTGGCAGCATTAAGTAAATACCTAAGCTTAGGAAAGTTTTTACCTCGAGCAATGATTGTAGTTGAAACCAAGATATCAATCTTACCTTCCCTAAAATCCTTCATTATTTGTTGTCTTATCTTTGAAGGAGTATCTACATGCACACAGGCAATATTATATTTGCTTCCTAGTTTCTTTTTAAAGTATTTGCATAAATTCTCACAGTGTGCAATAAATTTACATACTACGAGTGCAGGATACCTACCTTGTTTAAGATTCCATTTAAGTCTGGAATAAACCATTCTCCTTGCATATTTATTGAAGGTAATAGAATCATCATATACTTCTTTATAAGATACTTCTTCTGATTCCCAATTACCATACCAAGGTTTACTTGGTACCATCTTTACGATTGTACGAGTTGAATAACCTTTCTTGATAGAGTCCTTAAGTTTAAACTCTGCAAGTACTTTACCAAAGAATACTTCAAGATTCATATTCTTTACTTTGTCTTTTGCAAGCTTACTCATATAAATGGTACCAGATAATCCTATACGAACTCTGGTATTAAATAAACGAGTAAGTACATTTTGATATTGCTTACTACCTGCTTGGTCAGCCTCATCTACCAAAACCATATCTACCTTTGCTAATTCATTCTGATAGAATCTCATGTTACGAGAAATAGATTGAACCATGCCAATTGTAAAGTTACTCCAATTTAATACTTTACCTTGAACAAATGTAATCGGTTCTCCTGGTAGGTATTTCTTAAATTCATCTCTAGCTTGATTCAACCAGTCAGAGTCATTAGTTATTAGCAAAGTCTTTAACTGCTTCTTATAGGATAAATAAAGAGACGACATGATAAGAGTTTTACCTGCATTAACGGTGTAATCTAAAACCCCAATTTGAAAAGGTACTTTACCTACCTTATTATTGATTACTGCTTTAACAGCCTTCTCTTGTTCTGGTCTTAATTTATATTCTCCTATCTTCGTAACAACTTTACTGACTTTAGGTAAAGGTTGTCGCATATCTACAACTTTAGGTTTAATTCCATACTCAATACACTTTTCATATACTGCAGGAAGTAAACCTATTTTAAATTCACCATGCTTATTAACGTAATGAATTTTACCATCCCAGTTCTGCATACCTCTTTGCCTTGTACGTAAGTAGAAAGCATTTGGATGACGAATGGCAAACTCTGCATAGAGTTTCTGTGCGAACTTAAGAGGTAAGTCAAGTTCGCACATATTCCCATTCTGTATAATTATCCTACTCATTTGATAATTACAGTTACACCTTTCTTAGTAGAATCATCTACTCCCATAGCTTCCTTGATAAGCTTAATGTGATGTTCTTCATCGGCAATTAACTTATTCAACAAATACATCACATCATCATAATCAGCCCGTTCACTATATAAGGCTAGACTATTCATAATTTTCTTATAATTGCCAATGGTCTCTATCTCAGAGTTCCAGGCAATCTTCAAAGCACTTTCAGGAGAAAAACCTATTTCCACTTTAGGATAGATATCCATCACAGAATCCTGTTCATAGGGGTCTGCCTTTTGTAGAAAATCTGATAACTTGTCGTAGTGTCTCATTTCTACTAAACCAATACCAAGCATTAGCTCTGCAATGGGTTCAAACCTTGACGACTGTTGAGTATACATAAGGATAGCACTAATCTCAGAGAAAGGTTTATCCTTTAGTGCATCCTTGAACATATTAACAATATCCTCTGGCCAAGGTTCAATGTCCTTGAAATCAGGGTAATCTACTGACTGGTCCGAATACTTGAGGACATCAATAAAAGCATTAGCTGCATCCTCTACTCTGTTACCTAAAAATCTTAAAGCTTTCATAACGTTATGTTTTAATTATTAATCTTATCCCAGAGTGAGCCTTCAACTTCAGGTTCCTCTAAGGATTTTTTATTCTTATTTTTATATAAATACTTATTATACCTTTCTACTGCTTTATCAGTATATAACTGAGCAATATCTGGTAGACCATTACACCATGCTAGAGATTCAAACTGAGCATCTATGAAATCCTTATAATCCCAACCTTCTTCCTCTAAGAATGCTGCTACATAAGCAAAGTGAACATACTTTTCAGGATTCTTTTCATATGATTCATATATACCAGTTGCTTTAGCAATCTTACTTACAAAGTAATCATGTACCTTAGCAGTGAGTTCTAAATCTGCTGACTGTAATTTAATCTCAGCTTCTGTTTGATTAGTAATGTTATCCTGCATGGATATTAACCTTTGCATAACATTACGATAATCTGTCATCCTCTTTAAACCAGTCTCAATGTATTTAATAAATCCTTCCCGAGTATCAAATTTAAAATCCTCACAAAAGGTATTACATATCTCAGCAAGCTTTTTACATAAAGCCCATTCCCTTGTATTACTTTCGTTTATTTTACGAACTCCTCTATGCTTAAGCTTTATACGAGTAGCATATAATATATCGGCAACAAGGGAAGCATTACCCTTAGATGCTAGTAATATATTAGTTACTTTCTTAGTTGTCCCTTTATTAGAAACAACCACTGCTCTAGTATTTATTGCCTCTTTTCGTGCAATAACAAAAAAAGCCTCAACTGGGAAGTTATCTACCTCTAAGGTATTTAATATTTCCTCAAATTGAGACTTAGTAATGTGAATACTGGGTTCTCTCATTTTACTCTATTACAAACTAAAACACCATTAATACAACCCTCGTTATTATCCATTGGGCATTTCTTCCCATAAAGGTTTTTAGTGGGAGAACCAAATGATACATAATATGAACCTCTATTGGTACCTACATACCAAGTAACATTTTCGGGTAAGTTTAAAGTATAATCCCTAACTTTACCATCAACCATCTCACATCTGAAAACCATATTCTTCCTTGGTTGGGGTTTTTCAAACCAACTTACAACTGGGAAGAAATATCCCATAATTAAAAGAGCAGCCAAAACTATTGAAGTCTTAACTACATAATCGATTATCTTCATCATATCATTAATATTTTAAGTTATATAATATAATAGGTAATCCTTACTCCAAAGAGTTTCGGATTTGAATTAAATCTTGATAACTTTGATACCTTGTTTGATATACTAACCTAAGAGTTTCCTTTCTCCCTAAATCGTTTACATCTTTTCCTTCTGGTAAAAACACCACCTTGACTTTTTTATAGGCAACAAGTTTGAGCGCAAGATTGATTGCGTATTTCTTGGCGTCTGGGTCCAGCAATATAATAAATCTTTCGCATGAGGATTTAAGTAATTCATTGACTTGATATCCAGATATAGCTTTACCCATTGTGGCAATTCCTCTATCCCCAATAGTAAGGGCATTGAGTGCACCTTCACAGATGTATACCGACCTATACATCTCCAACGCATCATAATTAAATATGATAAATTCTTTGCCAACTCCTGTGATATCTTTGTTAGGGTTGTTATACCGAGGACCTTGCCCGATAACATTTCTCGCGTTATAATATCTAAGTTGTCCTCTGTAATAAAAGGGTATAATGAGGTACCCAAAGTAAGCCCCCTTTGTCGCATAGCCAATTCCATGCTTAGACAACTCAGAGATGACAAAGCCACGGCTCTTGACATATCCTCTAATGCTTTTTGCAACTTGTGACTGGCCAAGGTTAAGGATTCTGAATCCTTCGGGTAGATACAAAGGCTTAGCTTCTGCAAGTTCAACCTTTTCTTCGTGAAATTCAAGCTCATCAAATTTTCCACTGTTTAAGAAGTTAATTAATTCATGGTATGTTTCGAATCCTTCTATATCCATAACCAACTGTGAAGGATTCGGATGTTCATTACATCTGAAGCAATTGGTTCTATACATTGATAAGTTAACTCCCATTTTTAATTCTCTGTGACAGTAAGGGCATACTGGGAGTTTCATCCAGCCATGTTTATAATCAAATGCTCCAAGTCTTTTAATAAAGTAAGTCTTAAGTCTAGACTTAAACTGATTTGTTATTTTCATGTTCCTTTATAGCTTTACGAATTACTTTTCGGATTCTCTTTAAATCCTCTAAATCCAAGTCACCGATGGAAGTTGTTTGCCAACCATTATGAGATATTTCTAAAGCTAATCCATCAGTCCATCTGTCTTTTACTACTTCTACATTTTTAGTTCTCATTCCTCTTTTTCTTTTTACCACAGATTCTACAATAGGTTCTCGTACAATACTTACTATAATACTGAGCCCTCTTTCTACCTCCTTTGTGTGAAAATATAGCTCTTCGAGGTTTCTGTCGGGTTTCCCACCAATGCTCGGTTACCCAATCATGAATACCGAGTTTGCATTTATATATCTCCAGTTGTCCTTTCCCTTTTCTTGGAATCAGCATCAGGATTACCTTTCTTAAAAGATTCTTCAAGTTTCTTACCATATACTTCATCATAATTCTTTCTTTGTTCTTTAGTAAACTCTGTACATCTTTGCCTTTCTACATCACACCTAAATAAGGCTCTACCAGAAGGAAGACCATCCCTTTGTACTACAATCTCTGAACGAAGGATATTATCTTTCTCTTCTTGCTCTGTACTGTTAAGACCCATAATGAATTGAGCATTACGTACAATGGCAATAGAACCAGATATATCGTTCTCATCATATTTAGTTGCTTGGTGTTTCTTACCTTCACGAGTAATATGATGAGCAGTCCATACAACATCTAAATGCAAATCCTCAGCAAGATTCTGTAAGTCAATATATACGTTTGAGATTCTATCGAAATCCTCTTTATCCTTTGCAATAGAAGCAAGCTTCCCTGCATAGTCAACCATTAGTACCTTAATATCAATTCCTTGGCTCCTAAGAGTAAGTATCTTCTCCCTTATATAATTGCAGTCAGTAATTAATGCAGGTACTCTTTCAACGATTAATTCAACTCCAAACCTTGCAAGTTTTCTTAAATGCTTAGCCTCGAGTTTATCATAATCTCCAGTATATAATTCCTTCTTAGTTTTATTGATACTGGATTGAATGAAACGGTCCATGATTTGTTCTTGACCATTTTCTGTATCCACATAATAAACTGACTTCTTCATTCTAAGGTAACCTCTTGCAAGGTTAACCATGAAGAATGTTTTCTTTGCTTTAGGTTTATCCAAGATTACATTGATTGATGCACCTGGGAATCCTCCCGCATTGGTTAAATCGTTTAGTTGCCTAAATGGGCATGGTACTACTGAGGGTTCTGCCTGCCTTTTAAATTGACGTTCAGTAACATCTCGAATCATGAATAAAGGTTCATCCTCCTGTTTAGGTCTACTTCTTTGTAAAACCTTCTCTACCTTTCTAGAATATTCTTCGTACTGTTCGAAGTTATCTAAGTCAAATGAATCATTTAAGTTCTTCATTTCAACATAAGTAGAGAACTGATAGATTTTCTCTTTAATATATTCTGAATCGGATAATTGAATTGAATAAAGATTTTTAATAACTTTCTCAATGTTTGGAATATCGTCCTTAGTAACCAGGTCAACATAGTTTTTAGATTCTAGCATTTCTCTGAGTACTTGTTTAAGGACATTCTGTGAGGGTATCTTTCTTTGCTTCTTGAAGTATTTAAGTATACCCTCACAAATTAAGGAATGTTCGATAAGTACTAAGTAGCTTGGTTTTATTCTGCTTAGTACTAAACCTCCTTCCTTATCTTGAATAATGAACCTGAGAATCTCTAACTGAAAGTCAGGTGCAAAACTAAATTTAATTTTATTCTTTTTCATACATTATTATATTGCAATATTATATACTAATAGATTTTGATAGTCCTCATGTAGTTCTGAACTCATGTCCACAATATCTAGTCTTCTTATCCTCAGCCGTTCGGTGAAATTTTTTGATATTCTTATATTATATAAAATATATTTATTATATTTGCATAACGAAATACTTAAAGAATATGAGGAAATGTAATGGAAACAATGGTTCAGAGCTTCATAGATTAAAACCTATGCAGGATTATGATGAAGCAATGTTTAATCGGTTATACAAAGTTTGTAAGCCAGTTATTCGGAACCTTACCAAACAGATTGATTACAAAAGGTTTAACCTTACGCCAGATATAATATCTTCTTATTTCTGGGATAAAATGTTATTTGTTTTTAATAAGTACTACGGTACTTGTAGTGAAGAACATCTTAAAGCAAGAATCCTTTCTTCTCTTGCTACATTTAAGAATAAGCTTCTTCGATTTGCCTATGGAGAGATTGCAGAATACAATCAGAACCTATTTAAACTTGAAGACTTATTTGATAATGATAAAGAGTTAGAAGATGACGATGAAGAGGTTAAGGCTAAGGAAGAAATGCTTGAATTATTATATAAGTATATGAAAGAGAAATTATCTCCAGATGCTTATATGGTATTTGAAGTATTACTTACTCCACCTCCTTATATTAAAGAACGAATTAAAGATGGAGAAAGAATCACCAATATAATGCTGGTTGAGTTCTTTGATATGCCTAGAACTAAGAAGTCGGTTAAATACATAGGAGAACTCAAACAAGATATCTTATATTGGGAAGAGAAAGCTAAAGAAGAACTTCACTACTAAACACAAAAGAAAAGGGGCGTTTCCCAACGTCCCTCTCCTATAATCCATAAATTAAAAGTTCTTTGTCAACAATATAAGTAGTTAAGACATAATATTATAGTTTTATAATGTATGCCAGTACGTAGTAAGGTGGCCTATTTTCGTGAGGTTGACCTCCACCTGCAGCCCTGGTATCATGGTCCCATAGGCATACATAAGAATTATCTCTATCAGTTTTATTACTACCAGAAAGGTTATTACCAATCCATTGAGTACCATTAGCTCCCACCAAATCTGAATGAGCCTCGATAAAGTAAGCATCTGCGAAATTGTGAACGTGAGATGGAATCTCTTGAGTTGAAAGAGTTACTTTTTCTTGGCCACCCGTATTACCAATCAAATTGTAATCCTCATTACCTGATGACCAGCCAACAATAAACTTACCCGATAAGTCTGGTGTCTGTAAGTCTTCTACAATCTGACCATTACATAAAGCCCAACCTTCTGGTACAGAAACTCCATTCCACATGGCAATTAGTCCTCTTGGTATATTAGCTCCTGCCATACCACCAAGCTTTTCATCAATGTAAGCCTTGATATCAAAGTTTGGGAATCCTTGCAATAGTCGTAAGAGAGTTTCTATATTGGCTTGTTGCATTCCATGGATAGCAGTATTATATTCTACTGGTTGGGGAAACTTTCCTGCATAAGGAACAATAGAATATTTCTCTACTGAGTTATCCATTGAATTAGTACCTTGCCCATATATACCAATTAATACCATTGAGGATTTGTCTACCAAACCTTGAGATACTGAAGCCATAGCTCTATTCACTAGAGACTCATATGATAATTCATTATCTTCTAATACATTTGTTTTTGACAGGTTTCTAGAATCCTTGGGTGTTGGGTATAATGGGTCTACTGATTTCTTGTACAGAGAATAGAACGAATTAGATTCATTCCAGAAAGCTCTGAACTGTACTGGGTTCTGTACAGGCTCTTCCAAAGGTGTATGGTAAGCAAATACAATCACATCCTCATTAGAACCCTTTGAGCCTTCAATATTAGGTATACTAATATTAGCACTATCAGAAATATAGATTGTACCATCCCTTGCTATACAACCAAAATTTGTATCTGGTCCTTCACCAGAATCTGCAGCTTTAGTCATATACCTTGAAAGGATTCTATCCTTTATTGCTTGATATGCAGGAGAAGTAGGTTCTCCATTAGGCAAGAGAGTGATTGCATTATTTACAATCGTTGCAGAACCAAATCCACAAAATGGGCCAATGCCTACTGGTGCAGCTATAGCTTCAGCTGCATCCTTAGACTTTATTATACCTTCATAATCAAAATAGGTTTTCATAATGTATCTTTGTTATTGTTATTACTCTTATATTCTTTCGATTGGTTTTTCATATCTTGGAAAGCCTCTCCTACAGCCTTGAACTTGAAGGTTATCAATTTCCAAAAGATAGACCAGATACTGTACTTCTTTTCTACACCATGTAAAGTACAGATATGATTATAAATACTATCTATTTCAAAACAGTAACATAATACCATTACCGTTATAGATACTGTTATTGGATTTAATCCGTAAGGTTCTCCGATGGCTTTACCTATTACGGCACCCAGTAAGATGTAACACAGGTAATCAATGATTTTATTAAGAGTTCTTCTCCCGGCTCTAGATTTTCTTATTTCAATCTTCTTTGCCCTACTTGCAGATATCCCAAACCAAAAATCTGTAAGTATTAGTACAAAGGCTAATAAAATCATCCACCTCAAATCAAAGATAATGGCATAACATTCAGAAGTGAATCCAATGATACCAGTTTTAAATAATGTGTTAAAAGAGCTGCTTTCCATTTTGTTTATTCTATTTTAAGTGACCATTCTGTTCCTTCCGGAACTAATATATTAATACCTTGTTCCGAAATATCATTGGATTCCCAAGTAAGTTCTGTCTTATCAACTACATCCAACAGGTTTACTATGAATACTGCTTTAACTGCAGGATTAGCTTTCACATAGAAAGTATGTTTACCTGGTAAATTAGTAAAGAATTGATAAGGGCTTGGATGAACCACATCCGGAGCTGTCTCATATACAATATCTGAAACTTCTCCAGTATCTGAAGTACAGGTTACGATAGTAGATACTTCTTGTACATCTTTGCTTAGTTCTGCACTTACTGGATTACAAGTTAAAATATACTTAGGTATAACTTCCTTAACTATAAGGTTTACCACTGAGCCTTGATAATAAAATTCGTAACTACCAGCTTTATCAAAAGTAATAAGCGTGTTCGAATTATATTTCTCAGATGAACCCTCTAAGTCAATCCCAGTTATCATATTACCACCATCTCCCCAACGTAGGTAGAATTGGCAATTCTTGGATTTGGTTAATTGATAGCCTGCCTTGATATACTTTCCTGCATCTGCTTCAGCTTCAGAGTAAGGTTCTAATTCATACCAATTCTCATCCTCTTCATTCAAAGGTTCTAACCACAAGTAGGATTGAGGAGTAGGTATATAAGCAAGTACTTCTACTTCTACAGACTTACTAGCATCACCCACCGATTCAAATTTATAACTTCCAGCCTCATTAAATTGGTATTCTGTACTTCTACCATAGTAGAAATCAGGACCAACTACATAGCGATTAGTTAATTCTAAAGTACCAAGTTTTACCCAAGTACCTTGGGTATTCTTTTTGTAAATGGTCACCTCGGTATCAAAATAACTACCTAAGTTTGCACTTTCGAAAGTAGAATAATAAATACCCGATGTAACCCAAAGATTAACTGATGCAGAACCTTGAGCATTTAGGTTTAATCGTTTGTTTGATACGCCTATATCGTAGTTAATCGTATAACCTAATCTGTAAGCTACTACTGTACCATAATTACTAGCATTACCTGAGTCATCTTTAGTACATCTAAATTGGAATGTACCAGTAGTAGTTGGTGCCCATCTTTGACCATTACGAACTAAAATACCTGGGTCTGAAATACATACGGCAATAAGTTGACTTGTATCTTCGTTAGGATCTGAAGAACGAATAGTTATCAAAGACTTTTCACCGTTGGTAAGATTTATATTCCGAGGTTCACAGAATACCGTATAGTTAGTAGCAATTGCCGTTACCTTTAGAGTAACCTTCTTTGCAGGAAAGTCTGCAATAACCCATTCGTAAGTACCTGCAGAAGTTATTTCCCAAACAGAACCAGAATCTTTAGTTTCATAGGTATTAAGTAACTGTACGGATACAGGTTTAATATTTCCCTGATAATTCATATTTGCAGTTACCCTTACTTTGATTACTGGATTAGTACCTGTAATTACTAAATTATCTGGGTCTGTTCCTCCTTCTACCAAGTCGGCATATATGTGATAAGATTTAGTGTAATATTCTAAACCTATATCTACATAGGTAGTTACTGAAGTATCTCCTACACTTCGAAAGTAATATCTTTGGTCACCCTTTCTTGCATAGAAAATAGAACCGCTTTCATATTTCTTTGAGCTCCACTTATTCTCAGAGGGGTCATATCCAGTTACCTGATATCTTAAATCGGCATCATCGTAATCAGAAGTAACGGTTACTCTAATGGGTACTTCTGTTATATGTCCTGTTACAATCTTTGCAGGACTGATAAGAGGTTCAGCTACAATTTTATAATTGTAAGCCAAATCAAATCCATAAGCAATCTTTCCAGATACATTGTATGGTAAGAATCTATCGAATAACTTATCAATTGATTGTTTGAAAGCTTTGAACTCTGGAGTGGGGGAAGTAAACCCATGACCGCTTATAGAAATACCTACCTCTATACATTGAGCACAACCATAAATCTTATCATAGTTGTATTTGTCGTACTGAGAATAATCTGTATCATATAAGGGGTCTACCTTTTCCCATTTATCCATCTCTCCATCGGTTGGGTCTGTAATTGTACAGGTTAGCCCATACATATTAAAAAGAATTTCGAAGAACTTTCTTGAGCCACGAATCTTAAGTAATGAGATTGAATACTTTAAGATAGTTCGAATCTGTTCATCACTTAAGTTGGGAACTCCCTTGTGTTCTCCGGTTCTAGCAAATGGTAATGCTCCCAAGAACTCCCAGAGGTAATTTAAATACCTCTGCTGAGTTTTATCGATATCGATTATATCTAGAATATTATCAATATCTTTAGTTATATCTTCTTGGAAATAGTTACCACAAATTTCTAGAAATCTTTCTAATATGCCCTTACCGTCGACTTTATAAGTATCTTGCTCTTTAAATTCGAAAGGTAAGAAATCAATTAGGTTTTTAAGATTTGTCATACGATTTCATTTACTTTAAGTGTTAACTGACTTGAGTCTTCGAATACCGGAATATTATAACCTGGGTCTGTATAATCCTTGTTAGGTTCTGCAATGGTTATGGTATATCTAAATCCGGATTGATAACCATTGTTCTGGATATCCAAGGCAAATACAAATCCATTTATAGTATCTCTAATCTGTGTAGTCTTACCCACTTGGCCATCATAAGAAAAGCCCCCCTTAACTGAACGTACTGTAAACTGAGTACCTGAAGAGAAAGAGATAAAGTAAGACATACTACCATTAGCCTCGTCTAATTGGAATTGACCAAGGATTAATTCCTTGTTACCATATACGGTAGTAGGCCATGGTTTAGTATAGAACTTCTTCAAGTGTAAATAATCTACTGATTCAAGATTATCTATAAGTGCATAGATATCGGAGATTCTTACGCTGCCACCAATGTCTGAGTTCTCCGGAGAATAAGCATTAAATAATGCACTAAGAATCTGTGATTGTATTTCTGAAGTTTTATAAGACTTCTTCCCAGTAACTTCTACATCCAAGATAATATTTACTTTACCTGCAGACTTAACGGTTAACCAAGTAGTAAGTGGTGAGTTCTGATGTAATACATCATATACTTTTTGAATAAGGTTAGAGTCAGCAGTAGCACCATTATCAGGAGATATATAAACGATTAGTTTTCTACCACATTCGTATTCTGCCTTTGCCTTACTAACCCCATCAACCAGTTTAGCTAAGTCTATGAAGTCCTGTTTGGTAATAGCTACTCCCATAGTCTTTACACTCAAAGGTATGTGTTCCTTGAGCATACTAAAATTCTCATAGGATGAACCTCCACCTGCAGCATAAGTATTAGATACAGTAGCATCTGTTACTGATGAAGATATAACTGAAGGTACAGAAGTAATCATACCAGATTTTACATTACCATTGATACCAGTAGTAAGGTAGAACTTAACCTCAGATATCTTGGCATTAGCTGCAGGCTTCTGTCCATATTTACCATCACCAAATAAGATATATGGATTTAAAGCTTCATCCATAGTAACCATGAAATGTTTATCGGTGGGTTTTGAATAAGCAAAGGTATTTACCAATACCCAAGATTCTCCACCAATCTTCATACTCATAGTTCCATGTTCGTAGTACTTACCATTAGGTAATGTACCCAGGGTAATAGTTACCCTTTCATCTGAAGGTATAACCATTCCATTTATCTGGCTTTCTGTATATAATTCATGTTGTACAACTGGAACTTTACAAGTAGTTACATTAGCATACCAAGTTACATCCCTAGAAGATAACCATTTGTTACCATTAGAATCTGTAAATAAAGTTCCAGAAGGTATAGTTAATTTAGCACCAATAGAATCTCCAGATACATCCCTGGATACTACCAAATCTACTGATGCTGCAATAGCACCTCTTGCATGATAATCTACCAAAGCTCCATGCCTAACTACTGAACTGTATTTACGAGCAGTAGGTAAGAAGGATTCCCTTGCCATATTATCAATGTAGTAGTGAAGAACTTCGGCAATTGCCGCAAACAATGAAAGGATAATGATTAATATATTTCCTTCCGAGTAATCAGTTACGAGTACATTGCCATCTTTGTCTTTGATATTCGTAAGTGATTCTATCAGCTTGGCCTTAATCTGTTGGTAAGACCTCTGATAAGGGTTGAGCCATTTATTAGTGATTCCCATATTAATAAGAGTTTAATGAATTTTCATTTTTATCATAGGTCAGGTACAGGTACTGACTAGTAGAAGTTTCATTAACTACATAATGAACTTCTATGTTTATTTTAGCACCTTGTCTAGAAACGGTGATACCCTTAAAGGTAATCCTTTGTTCCCATGCACCAATTGAGCTTTTAATAAACTCTTTAATAATAAAACTTAGGGCTTGTGTATTTGGCTCTTCTATACATTCCCATAGGCGATTCCCAAAGTTTTCCTGTCGAAATCGTTGTCCTATTAAATAATACATTATAGAGCTTATATTATTTCTTACCAAAGCCATATCACCATTAACAGGATACCAACCTGTTTCACCCTTTTCGTTTCTTGTAAGTTGAATAGGGAATATCATACCCTTTCCAACAATGTTAGTAAGATAGTTATCCATTAGTGTATACATTTAATGTCCTCATAATCTTCTTGTTTGAAAGTAGAGAACGGTTGACTTGCTTGAGTTACGGTAGGACCTGAAGAACCAGGTCCAGTAGTTACACCCGAGTGTACGTGAGAATTGAATAAAGTTCTTAGAGTTTCCAGTTCTTTAATGGTATTATTGAGTTTCTCGGTTAGTTCTTTGATATTAACTACTCCTTGATTCTCTCCCTTATTTAAGATTACTGTATCACCAGAACCTACACTTACATCTCCTTGTGCTTGAATAGAAATGTTTCCTTTAGCAGCAATGCCTACATCTCCATTTATATAAACAGTTAGCTTTCCGTTATCGTCATCTAGTACCATTACGTTTCCTTCTGGAGTTATAATACCCATTTTATTAGGACCATCCAAAGGGTCTGGTATTTGTTGTAGTCCCCAACCATGATATTCCCATAGGGGTTTAGTTGGGTCTCCAAATTCAAAAGTAACAAATACTATATCTCCAACCTTAGGAGCTAAGTACTTGAACCCATTGTTGATAGAACCATGTTGGCCTTTTGCATAGGCCCATGTAATAATTCCACCCATGACTTCTGGACAGCATACCTTGATACGGTTCATATGTTTCTCCGTATCATTATTATCTACCACTATGCCACGGTAGACAGAGTAGTATCTACCTAAACCTTCGATACCCTCTTCTGTTAATAGTTTAGCTGTTGAGTACATTATTTCTTGTTGGATTTATATCGTTCATAAGCTTTCATTGCCCAATTAAACTCATCAAAGTTATACCTTTCTTTCATAGAAGGAGTAACCTTCGATTGGTCTGCCTTTACCACATTGGTCTTACCATAGATTGCTGTACCATTTGAAGTTACTACTGTACCTTCTGTACGAACTGTACCTGCAGCAAGAGCCTGAGGGTCTTTAGCATTTATCTCATCATAATAGAACTTATTCTGTAAGAACTCTCCTGCACCTTTCTTATCGATAATTCTACCCTTATCATCCATGTATCTTTCTACGAAGTATACTACTTCATTGTAGGTAAAGTCATGTACAATATCGGAAGCATTAGCAGTATTCTTCTTGTTCTTACCAAAGTCAGTTTTAGCAGAATCCTTAGCATCATTACTTACAATGTCCTGAGTACTAAGTTGGGTCTTAGATGTAGTCTGTCCATCCCTTGCATTATTCTTAACCAAGTCTAATGTACAGAGATAACCTTGACCTGCATCCATTGAATGTTGTACTGACTTGATATACCAAAAGCCTGACCACCTTTTTCCTACATTCTCTAAAGATATTATCTGAGAAGATTGTAATGAAGGTCTACCTACTACAGTCATTTGGCATACCAACTTTCTTTCGGATATCTTAAGACCTCCATTGGCATTAGCATTCATTGCCCAAGTAACCTTATCTGCTCCGCCGTATCTACTAAAGAGATTATGATATAACTTATAGATTGGTACTAAGAATGGTACCTTCTTCATTCTTCGTATCTTAACTTTAGCTTTAACCTTTCGAGTCATAGTGGGTGTAGTAACTCCATCTCCAGAATACTCTACTTTATAGGTATCAGGGTATACAGTAATATATGGATTCTTTTCCATTGCAGATATACCTCTCTGAGATTGGTTATCTATCATTTGTTTTTCATAAGGATTACTTGAAAAAGTTCTGATATTCACCATGTGAGTTATAGTTCCACCTTCTGGGTCATATTCTCTTGGGTCTACCCATTCTTCTGCAAGGTATTCCATTTTATATTCTCCAGTAAATAGGTATCTTTCGTTTTCTAGTAATTGCCTAAGATTACTTTCTAACTCTTTACCGTTCTTAGAGTTCTTCAAGATTTGCTGAATAACCCTTTTCTTATCGTTCGGTAAATTGTTTACAGCAGTATTAATTGCTTCTCGATATTGCTCAGTACTCAGATTATCTAAAGCCTCTTGTTTACCAGCATTGTAAGCTACATAGGGTTTCTGAGAACCATATTCTTTCATTGCAGCATTATACTTCTGAGCTTTGGCTCCATACCTTTGTTCAGCTTCCATCTCAGCAGCAATGTTAGTAGTAGGATGACTACGATAATCTTCATAAGGTACACTACCGTAATTTACTACCATGGTATTATCTACCTGAGCTACAAAGGGTTTTAGTAAAGTTACTTCTTCCTTTTCTTTCTCCGGCTCGGTAATATCGGTTGAACCAACAATTAAACCTTTATCTTCTGGGTCTAAGGCTTGAGTTAATTGGGCCTTTGCCCTTTTAGTTACTTTCTGAGTACTGAAGGATACTCTAAGTACTTCTCCATTTTCGGATTGATAAATGTAATTGTATTCTGGTTCTTCTTGAAACTTACGGTTGTGTATGTATATTACACCATCACGAGAATCTATATACCAGGGACCATTTGAATACCCTTTCATCTTTTGTTCTAATTGAACTAAGATGTTATTTCCTATTAATCCCAAGTCACTATCTATCAAGGACTTTAAATCACTGGGCATAGCTACTTGAGCTACTCCACTAAACCTGTTAGCGTAAAGTATCTTTCCAGTAGTAGTTCGACTTTGTTCTGTCGGGACCTGTAGTGACTCGTAAACTTTATTACTTATTATTTGTTTAGCCATTACTGAAATATTTCTATGATTACGCCTATATCATCATTACAACCATTATCCAAGAAGTTGGATAAACTGTGTTCTGATAAATCCGAATGAGTATAAGGTGGTTGGAATCTTAAATCTCCAACTGTATCTATACACTTAATCGTCACATGAGTACCAGTAGAATCGAATACACAATCCAAATCTCTAACCTTGATACTTCGTACTGGGCTAGAGATAAATTGACCATCTGGATATATGTATCCCCACTGAAGGTAAATAATTGAGCTTTCCTGGAGATCTTCGATATCTACAGTATCGGGGTCTCCAGTATCAAATGTAATGGTAGCTAAGTTCTCTTTCTCCTCATCATACTTGTAGCTCCAATTACTTATATAAGCGCCAAGAGGTATGCCAGTAATGGGATTCATTATAGGCATACCTCCAGAATTGAACAGAGCCATGTAAGGTGTTGCTGTTCCATTATAAAGTATTGGTTGGTTAGGTTTTCTAGTTGCCGCCATACATAGGTATTCTTAAAATTTGATAAGGTTCTAATTCTTGAAAAGAGTTCAAGATATTATTAGCTTCAGCAATCAGGTACCACTTACCAGAATCACCATAATAACGATGAGCAATACTCTGTAGGGTTTCTCCATCTAATACAGTATGTTGTTTATCGTTATCTGTATAAGGAACATTAGGAGGAGTTACCTCTAAAGAATAATCTCCTTCATCATACTTAAGAGCAATAGCTCCATCATAAGGACTTGCTCCTGTCATGTATTGATTTAAGTCTATCATATCTGTATCCCTTTCGTATTCTTTAAGTCTTCTTCAGTTACAATATCCTGATAAGATAAGTTATAAGCACTTACTCTTTTGAAGATTAATTCCTGAGTTGCAGCTGCAGGCAATAACTTTAAATCCTCAATTGTACATGACTTACCTGCTACTCGAGTCCTTGAAGCATTTCTGAAATTATTCAGGGTATAGGTTGCAGATGTAAGAATGTACTGATGATTATCGAATATACCAGAACTACCCCACTCGATTTTTAAAATCGGAGGGCTTGCTTGATAAGAATTTGCCTTAGTCCACATTTCCAATAATCGGCATTTAGTAATTACCTCTTTTGGATTATCTGGGTCATTACAGAACCAAGATACATTGAATTGAATTATATCTTCACTACCAGTATAATGGTACATGGGAGTATTACGTCCCATAGATTTAATTGTTGCCCAAGTAGTTTCTCCTCTAAAGTCAACTGAGGTTGGTCTGTTCTGAAGAGTAATATATTGGTAAGGACTGGCAGTAAGATTATAAATCACTACTTGATTCATACTTCTTACTTCTGGCATTACCAAAAAGAGTTCTTTATTCTTCGTAACGTTCTGGCCTTTAGCTGGGTCCATTTCTTCATATCCAAAAGGAACTCCACCTTCTACTTGATGTTTTAATTCCATTCGATACTGAGCCTGAATCCTTTGGTTTAATTTAGGATTCTTTGAACTGGCTCTTGGTCCAAATGGATTATTAGGGTCGTATACTTTACCCTTATCTGCAGTATCTTTAGGCAAGGTTGAAGTTGCCCTATTGAGATAGATTCTGGCCCTCCAAAGTTTATTTAAAGGGCCAGTAAGAACTCCTGCAGAATCTCTGGTAAGGTCATTGTATTTTTCAACAACCCCACCTGCTATTTGATTTAATATTCTTGCCATAGTTGTTTTAGTTTAATCCCAATGATATACCAGTAAAATCTTGTTGGCTACCAGGAGCAAAATCTCCTGCTTCATTTCCATCTACCGATATGTTAATTCTTGAATCCTTGAATCCATCCCTAATGGCACTTCTAACGGCCTCAACAAAAGCCTGTTGATTTCTATCCTGAATAGAAGCTTTGGTTTCTTCAGAGTTTAATGCTGCAGTATTATTATCTACAGAATTAGTAAGACCTCCAATTACTTCGATTAATGCAGGGATAACTATAGAAGCTAGTAGTCCCCAAGGCCCCCCTAAGAAACCTAAAAGTCTACCACCAAGTAATCTAGCACCAAATCCCATAGCACCTTTCTTAGCAATCTGTTGGCCTGCTGTTTTAGTTACAGTAGAACCTACTGCTGCACCAACACCGGCACCTGCAAGTGTACTCATTGAAGTAAATCTTCCTTGAGCATCTCTTGCTACTACAGTACCTCTTCTAGTTCTACCAACGGTACCTCCCATGGGCAATGCAAAGAATTTACCTGGAGCCATTTGCATAGCAGTCATCCTCATCATCATTGCCGAGATATTTCTCATATGACCTTCAAGGATTGATGCTTGAACATTAGTTCTTACCATACCCTCTGCCATGCCATTAGTCTCTGTAGTAGCTAAAGCTTGGAAGGTACTTATCATTCGAATGGTACCTTGAATAAACTTGAATCCCTGATATAATGTACCTATTACAGCTCCAGTTGCAACTACCTTTACCAAGAACTTACCTGCCCAAGTTTCTTGCATACTGTTAATAATTCCCAGGATACGAGAACCAAGTTTTAATACTGGGTTAAATACTTCGGCAAGGGTAGAACCTGCGGTTACAATAAAGTTCTCCCAGTTTGATTTAAACTGTTCAATAATACCTGCAGGAGTTTGTAATCTTTCTTGAGTTAAGTTTTCTACTGTACCGCTTGCAGCCCCAACCTTATCCATAAATTCTGTAAGCTTATTAGCTCCAGTCCAATAATCCTGAAGCTCTTGTACCTCGAACTCCAAAGATATTGAATAGAGCAGAGGAAATATCTATACCTCGTTTACCTCTAAGCTTATCACCTAAGATGGTTATAATCTTATCTAATCTCAAAAGATTACCAGAGGCATCTACTAGAGAAGCTGGGTCTATACCTAAAGATTTTAGCATCTCACCACCTCCCTTTTTCTGCCCGGTTACGGAAAGAGTTAAATAGCGCATCATATTTGCCAATGCAGTACCAGCTGATGAAGCTTGGATACCTTGGTTACCAAGTACTCCGATGGCTGCAGCTGCATCGCCCATACTGATTTTAGCATTTCGAAATTCTGCTCCTGAATATTGGAAAGATTGGGCAAGGTCTGTTAATGAAATATTTGCAGAAGTTACTGCAGTTGCCAATTGGTCTACTACTTGAGTAGCATTTTGTGAAGGTATATTAAAGGTTTGCATGATGTTAGTCATCAAGTCAGCAACCCCTCCTTTTCCTCCAAGTGGCATACTGAAGATAGAAGCTAGCTTAGCTGCAGGGCCAATCATTTTTTCGATTTGCTCTACATTGTTACCAGCCATTGCCAAGTATCTTTCTCCCGATGCAATATCGGCAGCAGTAAGAGGAGTTACCTCATTGACTTCTTTGGCTACTTGCATTAGCCTTGCCTGTTGAGCAGCATTAGCTCCAGACATTTTAGAAGCTAAGAATACTTGGTCGTATACTCCTGCAGAATATTGGTAGGCCCTTGCCATACCTCCAACCAATTCTTTTCCAAACTCAAAAGCATTAGAGGTTGACATTTGAATACCTCTGTTCCAGGTATTCATATCGTTCATCATTGTTCTAAATGAATTCGATATTCTGCCAGCCTCATTAGAGAATCGGTCTCTTAATACCATTGCAACACCGACCTCGACTAAGCTTCTTCTGTCTATCATTTTCTAGTTTTCTTTTTTAAGTTTTCATAATACTCTTCGGCTATATCCTTAAATCTTTTTCTTTCTCTATACGGAAGACGCAAAAAGCTGAGATAATCGAGGACTATCTCAGCTCTACATATATAAGTGAATGTACCTGGGTGGTCTACGCTTCCGTCAGGTAGAAAAAAGTTGGTGAAAGCATTATAGGATATTTATCAATTCTTCCAGGTATACTTGGATGTTCTACATCAGTATTACCATCGAAGACTGGGTCGTATTCAAAGATTGTTTTACGAATCTCTGCAATGTCTCTTACTGAAAATAAATGGAAGCTTTCTACCTTTTCCCATTTACCATCAATCTGAAGATGTAGGTTCCTTGCAATCAATGCAGCATTACGAGTCTGTTTTTCTACTGGCAAAGTAACCAACATCCTTTCTCCTGTACCAGTAAGTAAATCAAATTTAACTACCTTACCTGAAGAAAGAGTTACTTCGTAATCTGTAAGTTTACCTTGTTCAGGATAATAGGGAATAGCATTTGGTTTCTCTGCCAATTCTTTTTCTGAAGGTAAAGTTCCGTAGTTTTCAAAAAGCATTTCGCTTAATGATTGACCATAAACTTGTTTACCGCCTTCTTGGCCCCAATCATATTCAAATTCTACCTCATCACCCAATGAGAAGATTCTTGATTGGAATAAGATACAGTAACGGTCATTCAAAGGGATACGGTCTGCATCCTCTACTGTTAATCTACGAGTAGGAGTAAAGTCTGTATCTACTACAATTGCCTGAATGAACTTAGTAAGGTTCATAAGGTTTCTTACATCCATTGGATTAGATAAGATATCCTCATCTGCACCATTCTGTTCCCTGATTGAGTATTTATAACCTGCTGGGGTTATGAACTCATGTGTTCTACAATTTAATTCCATGTTTAAATAAGTTATTTGGTTATACTTTAGTTCATAGTGTTCGCTGTAACAACAAGAAAGGGGTGAGCCCTTTCTAGGAATCCCACCCCTCCCACCTAAAAATCTTAGTGAAAATAGACTAAGCGTTTTTAATACTTATCTACAGTACCTACTGAGAATTCGATACTTTCGATAGTGTTTTCTGAAGCCATTCTGTCCAGGTCTAATCCTGTAATCTTACATGGCCATACCTCTTCGAAGAGGTGGGTGTTAAGTACTGAAACTCCATCTTCGGCAAGTTCATTTACGATTACATTTTCCCAGTATTGGCTTGGTACCAAACCTCCACCAGCAATCATATCCTGGCAAGAATATAGCCAATCATGAAGCCATGTATCTGAACCTGCAGTAGTTAAAAGTTTACCTACTACTAAGTTACCTACAGTAACTCTACCGGCAGTTTTAACGTCCCGGTTAACGTCTCCATGAGCAACCTGGTCAATCTCTACATCTGGCAAAGTACAAGTTTGGAACAGATAAGTATTGATTGGGTGCTTAGGGAATGTGATACTCCAAAGGAATTTCTTTCTTGGATTCTTTACTTTTGCTCCCATGTTTTCTTAATTTTATTCGTTAACGTCCTGAACAGATACGGACTTGGATGCCTGGTCAATATAGATGCCCATAGTGATTTCTTGCATCGGAACGATATCCTTGAATTTCAGGATTGCTTTGTATTTACCTTGACGAACATCGGCTTCATTGTTAACCGATAAGTCATTGTACGAGTTAGCGTCTTGGTCACCCATCCAGGTGTATTCAGACATGGCATCTTCATCTACCAAGTTATCCAGCATTGGTTTAACTTCTAGATAAATCTTATTCCAAGTGTTCCAGATATTTGGTTCTTCCAAATACTTTTCTAGAATAGGTCTAAGATTCTTTTTAAGATACAGATTCAATCTCACAATAGCAAGGAATCTTTCTGAATCCTGTTTTACCTGAGAAGAGAAGCAATGCCATAGCAAAGTTTGTTTGCCCTGATTAGGAACATCCTTGATACAGATTATGTTTACATAATTCTGTGCCAATTCATTGAGTTCCTTAGTTCTTGAAGGAGAACCATAGTTCGGACATACAGGACCATTACCATCGTAGATAATACCACGATTCATACCTGCAAATGATTTCCAAGGACCAAACTGAGAAGCAGAAGCATCTCCCAATCCTGCAATGGTACCAAGAACATCGGAGTCTACCAAGTTACCATCGGCATTGTAGTATTTAATACCACCACCGAAGTAAGCAACATATTTACTGTTACCTACAGTACCAAGGCAAGTTTGAATCCAAGTGATTATTGATTTCAAATCTCTTGGTTGGTCACCCTGAGTATAATGAGTAGTATATTTTGGTACTTCAATGTAGTAGGTATATTCTTGCAGTTCCTTAACCATATCTACAGCAGCCTTGTGTACTTTAAGTACATCGGCAGAAGCTTCAAGGTGTTGGTCAATATGTGAACAGAAGATTTGATATACATCTACATAATCCTTAACGAATTCCAGAGAAGCAATCCATTCGTCTGCCGTAGGAGTACTACCGGCACTACCAATTGTACCATTCAATTTTACTCCATCGGCAGTGATAGCAGCACCATTGAGTTTAATATCAATTGGGTTTCTTGTCCCATCTACATCATCAGTTAACCATTTGATGAAGTTGTTCCAAGATTTGATGTTCTCTGTCTTTTCAGTTAATATCGGAACGATATATTCTGAGTTCTTTGCAAATGCACTCAGAGCAAGGTAATCTACAGAAGTATCATTGTTATCATCTGCAGTTTTGTAGGTTACTACTGGACCTTGTTCAAGTACCTGGCCATTAGCACTAATTACTTGATAGTAAACCGTGTTAGCCTGTTTGTAAATATTCACAGAGAAAGTTTCAGCACTACCAACTGGGTCTCCATATCCTTTAGTTACCAAACCAAAGCCAACAGCAACTGAACCAGAAGTAAACTTGAAAAGAGTAGAAGCCGTGGGTTCCTCTGGAGTTGCAGAAGCTACTACCGGAGAACCGTCTTCAGCAGCCTTAGGAGCAGATGCAGCTTTAGCTCTTGTTGCAGCAGATACTACACCTTTGGTTGCACCCTTACCAAGTACACGAATAATACGAAGCTTAGAACCACCATTGAAAGCCTTTTCGATGTTTGATACAGAACCATCTGGTACTATCTCAGAACCAAAGACTCTTTGGAATTGAGAGAAAGATTGGATAAGTTCTGATGGGTCATCATAAGGACCTTTAGTAGTTCTAGCCAATACACATGAAACTCCTAACATAGGAGTAGTTTGAAGAACATTTTCGTTCTTAAACTCGAAATTTACAGATGGTGAATTAGGCATATTTATACTAATTAAGTTAATTACTCATTTATTTAATACCCTCTAGTATTGAGCTATTTTACGTTAAGGTTAAGTAAATCGGATTCTGGCTTTTCGGTTAGTCCAATCAATACTGAGATGTCTTGAATTGGTACAAGTTCGCCTTCTTCAGCAAGCTTCTCAGGTAATATACCATCCTTACAAGTATACTGATATACTTTTTCAAGTAGACCATGACTCTCATCTGGGTGGTCATAGTAATTACCTATTTCGATAAATAGGTTCCCTGTTGGTGCTACCCGACCATCTTCCCATTCTTCTAAGTTATTATAATAAGGTCTTACGTATCCTCGAGAAGGTAATGCTTCATACATAATACTATGAAGTAACCTCATATCGGCTTGAGTATTAGATACCAGGTGAATATCTAGAGTTATATCCTTCGTTTCATAAGGAAATTCAGATGCTTGGTAATTTCCACCCTCTAGTTTATCACCAATGATATATTTGTTCACACCTATATCACCATTATAGAACCCTTGCAATTCAATGGTAATTCTAGGGCATGTCTTTGCACCCTTAACCTGATTATTACCGATACCAAATATGGGAATGAATTTAGGCATAGCATCCTTATCTGCTTGAAACCTTTTTTCATTCTCTTGTGATAATGGTAAGTAGTCTTCTGGGTTAAGAGTTAAACCTTTCTTAAGTGCTGTTTGTAATAGGCAAATATAAAAGGTTCTTTCTACGATTTCTTCTGTATTTACCATATTATACTAATTGAGGTATTAATATTACATTAAACTGGTATGTACCACCATCAGTAAATATACATTCCCAACCTCCTGAAGTACTACCAAACATAGCTCCTGCATCTTTTCTTCCTCGGGCAGTTGCTGAGAAAGTAGCCTGTGCTGAATTAGCTATATTACCGTAGTCGGTAATCCAATAGTATAGTTTAGTACCTGAGTTAATATCTGCAGCTTGTTGAGTTTGAGATATAGTAGGTATTTTAAAAGCCATTACCTCTTGTGATACTTGTTTTCCTTCTATGAGTTTACTTCTATACCCAGTAATACTAAATCCTGCTGAAGTTTCGTAAGCATTTAAGATTTGGTCTTTTGGTATACCTAAATTAACTGCAGCAGGTTCTACCCAGTATCTATATGATACTTCTCCAGCAGCTTGAGTTACAGTTACAGTTTTAGTTAGACCACCAACTTGCTTGATAGTTATAGTTCCGCTAAGAAGTTGTTCTGTGTGATTCTTAGAAGTAATGGATACCTCTAGAGTCTTTTCTTCATTGTCCATAAATCTTAGTCCAGCAGTAAAGGGTGGTTCCTCTAAGAATTCTGCCGTAACCTCTACATTTTCCCAATCTCCTTGGGGTGTACCATTAATCATTTCCCTACGTTGAGAAGTGATTGCCAAAGTATCAGAGCCACCCTTACCCAATAGGTTGATGGCTTCCTTATCTACCTCTAATTTGTATTCGTAGTTAAGGCTGCCTTTCTTTTGAATAAGGTTTACAGTCTTAGGTACTCCATTAACTGTAATGGTAAGGATGGCTTTTTTATCTGCTTCTGTATCATTCACTTTTAACGGATGTACCATTACAAGTGCAGGACCAGTACCAGAGGTTTTATCTGCTTCAAAATCTGCCATTACTTTGTATATTTTCTAAGTTCTTTTCTTAATTGATTTCGTATCTCTTTCTCTAAAACTACGTTTCCACCGGCTGCCTCAAAAGCAGGTTTCCATAAAGGACGAGGTGGAAGATTACCATCTCTACTACCGTATTCCAACATGATAGCAATTTGATTAAGAGTTTTTCGAGAAGTTCTACCAGAGTATGTTATCTTCCTTAATCCTGGAGGAAGACCAACAAAGGTTCTGTCTTTCTGAGTTACCATAGTAACTGACCTTGCATATTGACCAGTAAGATTTAATAGGGTATGTGCTCCATACTTCTTAAGTGTAGCAGTAGCATGAGGAGGCCAAGAAACTTTGGAACCCGGTGGAGGTAGACCATTATTTAAACTACGTCTTACTATACGAAGAAGTTGATTACCAAACTTCCTAGTACCTAACTCATAACCGAGTTTCATAATACTGGGAGTTTTAGCAATCAACCTCTCAGCCTGACGTTGTTTAACGGGGTCTACATAAATCTGAATATCACATAGATTATTCGAGAGGTTTATGTTAACCTTTTTGCTTGGCATTGTTATTTTTATTTAATCCCAACTCACTGGCAATCTTCATAAGAATATCTTGTTGCATGGATAACTTCTCTGCTACCTCAGTTTTAAAAGCTTCAAATTCTTCTTGCTTATAAGCTGGAGCTGGTTGTTGTTGAGGAGTTAACATACCTTCAATGGTATGATATATGTTATCGCATTCAGTAACTATTGCCTCATATTTATCTCGGTTATTGAGAATATTTACGGCATTAGTTCTTTGGATATTTACTTCGTTTACGATATTGCGTAAGTCGGTAGTGTAATAAACATTATTATAAATACCCTCTGCTAAATCTGTGGGAAGGTATATAGTAACAGCAGATACAGAATCTTGAATAGAGATTTCTGTATTTGCGGCAAAGCTTCCATCTGGGCCAGTGGCTCTTGGTTTACTTTCACCAACTTTTAATACTTTAGCGGTATCAAAGATTGGATACCCAGAACGTCTGTCTCTCTCTAAGGTGTATATGGTATCACCTTTCTGCAATTTAGAAAAAATCAAATCTTCCATGTTCATCTTTTATTAATTAAGTTTAAACCAAATGATACTGCACCTGGATTCCTTTGCATAAAGTCTACCAGGTTTAAGAATTGATAGTATCCAAATTGGTCAATGAGTGACTGTGCTTTATTTGCTACTTCCTTTGCTATCTCTGCATTGGGAGCAGGCAATGTAAGTTGAATAGTAAAATCTTTTAGTTGATTTCCATTGGTTGGTTCTTTCTTAATCTCTTCACTTTCCATATCGTTTTATCTTTAGGTGGGTATAAACGAAAAAAGGAGTACACCTATGTAAGATGCACTCCTTCCTAATCTGGCTTACGTAATGACGACGGTTATTATTAAGCCGGGGTTGTGTTTATTACAACAGCAACCATCATTACAACCGCGGTCAGCGACGATTACACCCTCACCACCAGATTTAACTTCTACTCCCATAGTCTTTAAGTTTTAAGTTGTTAAACATAAAGTTAATTTTTAAAGTTATTCGTATATGGCCATATACATTAATAATGCTATAGTATCGTACTTTAAATTTTCTGTAGATTCCTATGGATTCTTCCATGCGATGTTAAGATTTAGAGTTGGAAGATTTTAACTCTAATTAAACTGAAGGTTTTACAGAAGGAGATTGATAATATAACCTTACATAAATAGCAGGTAAATTACCTCTTACTGGAGTAAGTACAATCATACCTACATACATACCATTAGTAGGTTTATTATTAGATAATCTGGCTTCCCATCGTAAGGTTAAACTTCCACCATAGGTTGGGTCATAATCTATATTATCTACTGTAACTTTAAAGAGTTCTGATGCCGATGAGCTACCATACTGAAACTCTGATATATTATAATATCTGTCAGTTCCATTCAAGGCTATTGGCAAACCATCATAACTAAATTCCTTTAATGAAGGAGCTGCTGGTAACCACTTCTGACTAGTAGTAATGGGTTGAGCATGGTAAACTACTTGGATATTACTTTTATTGCTACCATGCGCTCCTAAATTTTCTCCTCTACTCAGATTAGGTAAAGAATCACTACCTTCATTAGATCTCCAACCAATACCCATTAACAAGGAGGCAAATAGACTACTGTTATACACATCAAATGCTACTTCTGGTGTATGGGGGGATTCTTGAGTTACGTATAGGTATAACCTTTTATTTGATGGATTACCTGGTTGAGTAAAGGTCCTGGTAGCCTGCCTATCATAATCTTCCTTATTCTCATCTACCAAATAAGCGTAGTCATAATCGTTTTGGGCAGTTTGACCGTTTTCTACTAACCTACCCCAACTTACTGGAGTTGCAGTATCTTCGTCTTCATTAGGTTTTATATACTCTGTATAGGCAACCTGGGATTGATTGCTAGCAAGTAAGTACTCACATTTAGAAATTATGGTTATAGGAGAAATGCTACCTGCACTAGAATCATGACTTACATTCTTTATAGTTACACTTTCAACTTGGTCATACCATTGGAAGGTCCACCTCTTTACAGTTGCTACGGGTTTATGAGTAAGGTACAGATAAGCAGATTTACTTGGGTAATCGGCTATCCTATATTGTACTGTACCCTTTAAATCGAATACCGAACCATTGATAGACTTAGGATATGCCCTTACGGTAGTTATAGTTGGGTCATATGATAACGGTGTATTTGTAACTGTAAAGGAATCTATACCAACTCCACTAAAAATAGTTTCGTATTCTGCAGCTTCCTCAGTATCAGATTCTATACCATTAATTACTGGTTTTCTCCAACATTTTAAATCTATAGATTGACCATGACTAGAACCAAACTGAGTACATTCCCAATTCATGGAATATCCACCTACATCGGGATTACCGTTAAAACCAATATAATAATTATAGGATACAGTTGCAGCTGATTGGTTGATATCTACTTGGTCAAGATTACTTGTACCTACTTGTCTAATTGTTACAGTAGCACTTCTAATTGAAGATACTTTATTCTCTAAGCAAGTTACGAATAACTCAGCTTGAGTCTGGTCATTACTGTTTTTGGTAACTTCTAACCAAGATTCTTCGATTGGGTCAATGGTTACTTCTACAAATTCTTTAGTTGAAGTTTGTGTACCATTGATTACCTTCGTTCTGTAAGAATTAACTACAATAGTATCGGGGTCTATCATCTTAGCTGGTACATTCAGTACCTTGGATGAAGGCTGAAATATATTAAAGGTATAATTCCAAGTAATACTTGCAGCTTGTTGTTCAACTGTCAAAGTTATCGAAGTATCACTACTACCAGTTTGAAATATAACGATATCTGCACTTCTTTGACTAGTAGTTGTATTCTCATCTACGGTTACTATGAGTGTATTAGATTGCTCTTCTACATGAATCCAACTTGGAGAACCCGGTATAGACGTAGTCCAAGTAGTATCTTCACTTTGACTTGTAACAGAACCGTTAACAATCTTATACCTTTTACTACTTATGGTAAAAGAGTAAGTACCACTAGGCTTAGCGGGCACTTGTTGATTTAAATCTTGAGTACCGTTATTTACCTTTAGTTCATAAGACCAAGCAACACTAGCACCTGCTTGTTTTACACCTAAACTTAGAGTTTTACTACCGTACTCTAAGTTTAAACTACCACTAAGTTGAGATTCAGAAGTATTCTCTGGCATAGTAGCACTTATACGATATCCCACACCAAGTTCATAAGTTACACTAGTACTACTTACAAAACTAGGTTTAGTTTTTACAGTAGGAGTATCATCATGCCAGGTTGTATCTTTACCATTTACCACGTCCCAATAACCAGACCTTACTAAAGCTTTAACAGTTCCTCCAATATTTGGAGCTGTAGGGAAACTCTCCTTAATAACCAACTCTTCTCTAATGGCCACTGTACCTGCGGCCTGACTACAAGTAATGGTTACGGTTTTGCCTGAACCCACCTGCTCATATACTACAGTACCAGTTCTTGCTTGAGTTGTAGTATTCTCTTTCAGGGTAATAGCCACAGCAGCAGTAGCACTTTGTATTTCAGCAGAAGTAGATTTAACTTGGATATTAACACCTTCATGTGAACCTTCTACTAAAGAACCATTAATATATTTTTCACGATAACTACTAATTGTCCCAGATTTGGTTGTACCTAAGGCATCAAAGTTTAACGTTGGAGTAGAAGTAGTTAATGTATATCTCCATTCTACTAGATATGCACTTTGAGTTACCGTAACTTCTTTATAGACGGTATCCATAGTTGCCCTTACTACTACACTTCTTTGATTTGCAGTTTTATTTTCTGCTACCGTCAAAGTAGTACCAGATAAACTAAATCCGGTTACTGCAGTAGGTATACTAAGTGTAGGAGTACCGGTAGCATCGGAAGCTGCATTGGTTGCACCTGAAGACCAATGATTAGTTCTGCTTGCACTTGCACTTGCAGTTATTTGGGATGTACCACCTTTCTCGGTAAATGTACTGGGATTAGCAGAAATAGAAACTACCCATGCACCTTGAGTTGTATTCTCGATTCGATTCTGAGCTTGGTAAACATCAATTGAGGCACTGCCAGATTTACCATTAAGAGTAACAGTTAAAGTTCGGCTTCCCAACTTAGTTCTTGCCTTTGCAGTTGTACCAAGATTAGAACCAGAGATATTTTCAGACCATACTACTGAAGCTCCAGAACTTATAGTACCACCATCATTGGTTTTACCATTCCATCCCCAAAGTTGAGAATAGGTATAAGTAGGGGTAGCTGCAGTTCCTCCTGATGCAGGGATATCTGCAATGCTTCCTAAATATACAGTAGGTGTACCATAGGTTTTTACTCCTGCTGCTTGAGTAAAGGTTACTGTTACTTTTTTACCAGATTCATTCTGAGTACTGGTAAATACTTGAGAACGAGAGTTTTCTGATTTATTCTCTAAAGCAGTATAGTGATTCTCGTCATCCATAAATATCCAAGATGGTAAGTCAGGAGATGAAAAACCTACATCTACCTGAGTACCTACTGGTTTACCATTTATATACCTTTGCTTAAAGGAATTATACCCTGCTATTTCGGGAGTTGCAGAACCTCCTAAAGCCGAATAACTTAAATTAGGGTTCTGAACTGAAAAGGTATATTCCCAAGTTTCAACTCCTGCAGCTTGAGTAAGAGTAATGGTTAACTGTTTACCCGAATCCTGCTGAGTTAAAGTATGAGTAAACTCTCTCTCCGAAGTATCCGTGTTTTCCGTAGCTCTATAACCTAAATCTGCAGTTAATGTAAGCCAAGCTGGTAAAGCAGGATAACCATAACTCCAACGTTCAATAATACCAGTAGCTACTCCATCTAATACTTTCTCCCGGGTAGATGCTACATTTGCACTTGAGGGAGTAGGTACTCCACCTGCAGGAGTAAAGGTTAAAGTTGGATTTTCAACGGTAAATACATACTTATAAGTTACCTTATGAATATCCGAGAGTTGTACAGTTTCATTGTTTCCGTAGGAACTGGCATTGGTTAATTCCAAGCCAACGTAATTTTCTCCTGTTCCTGTAGGAGAGAGTGCCAACAATTCAGCCTTGGTAGGGCATTCGTTTGAATCCTTACCAAGGCCTACTTTAGTTTTGACAGCACTCCATGTTGCTATCTCACCCATATTAATCTAAGTTTGTGAACAAAAGTTTTTCTCTTAATTCATCAATCTCGGCTTTCAGAAGTTTGATACCTTCGATTGCCAATACTGACATCTTAGAATAATCTACCTCTTTAACCAGGATATAGGTTTCTCCATCCTTTTCTACCTTTTCAAAGGCATCCGGATTAGGGACTGTTTCAGGTTTAACCGTATTCTCAGAAACTAATTCTGGGAAATGTTTTTCGATTGTCTGAGCAATTGTACCTATATCATGATTACCTCGAATCATAAATGAATCCGTAGGTATAGAGCAGATTTCATCGAGAGTATGTTCCAAGGGTTTAATGAAAGTCTTAAGTCTTTCGTCAGATTCTTTCCATAAACCAGAAGGAGCAGATACCTTCTTAAAGATAATCTCAGCAGTAGTACCCAATCCCAATTGGTCTCTTGTTACTCCATGAGGATTACTCATGTTCTGCATGTGAGTAGTAAGATTGGTTTGAGCATTGGTACCTGCAGCCTTGGCATCTGCAATAGCCGTAGCTTGAGCAGTAGATACTGGTTTATCTGCATCTGATGTATTGTTAACATTACCCAATCCCACTTGAGCTTTAGTTACTCCATGAGGATTAGATTTATTACCAATATGCAAATCTACCTTTTCATTTACGTCAATATCTGCCTGAGCTCTAGTTGCAGCTTCATCGGTGATTAATTTCTCTACTCGAGTAATCTCTCCCTTGCGGTCATTGACTTCTTTAGTGATATTACTCTGAAGAGTAGCATCTGCTGTTTCCAGTTCTGTCTTAGCATCTGCAATAGCTTTTTCTAAGGTACTCTTCAGAGTAGCATCTGCATTGGTACGGTCTGTAACTTCCTTAGTGATATTTGCCTGGAGTGCATCCTTAGCAACCTTGATAGCAGCATTTCTATCCAATACCTCTTGAGCAATATCATCAGCCAATTCTCCTCTGATTGCCTCATCTGCTGCAGTTCTTGCAGCAACCTCATCTGAGATTTGTTTAGGCAAAGTAGTATCAAGCTTAATCTTATCAGCTGCAGCCATAACACCTGCCTTAGTAGTAGTAACTGCTGGTATACTAATAGAAGAAGATGGATTAGCCTTATAGATATTACCATTACCCTTGGAAGCTGAATCATAAAGTAAGTTTACATTATTACCATTAGCCTCGAATCTAACCAAGGCTGATACAGAATTTATAGGCAAGCCATTAGCTACAGCTTCAAGAGCTTTACCTTTAGCACCATCAAAGGCAGTACCCGTGATTTCACCAATGATTAAACCTCCAGAAACAATCTGTACCCAAGTAGTACCTGACCAACGGAATTGATATCCAGGATGATCTGGGGTAATATCATTATAAGATTTACCAGCTTCTCCAACTACTGCTGTAGTATGGTCTTCATCTGTATACAATTTGATGTTGGTCACCTCATTAGTAGCCGATACATCATAAGTAGCATATACATCGATTACATCATCTACATAAGAAGGTAATTGACCTGCAGGTACTTTACCATTTTCATCCAAAGATGCCAAACCATTAGCCTGAGCTTTAGTTGCCTTGAAAGCATTCAGGGCCGCCAATACGTCATTGATATCCTCAGTGAGTTCCGTTTTCAAAGCAGTATCAGCTGCAGTTCTATCTGATATCTCCTTATCAATCTTGGTGTTTAAGGTATTATCAGCTGTTGTACGGTCTGATACCTCTTTATTGATTGCTGCGGTGAGTTCTTCTTTCAGAGCCGTGTCTGCAGCTTTACGGTCTGATACCTCTTTATTGATTGCCGTAGTAAGCTTGGTATCCAATGCCTCATCTGCTGCAATACGAGCGGCTTCTTCTGCATCAATATTACCTTGAAGCTCAGTTTTAGCAGTATTGATATTACCGTTAAGTTCATTCTTTAATGCAGTATCAGCTGCAGTTCTATCCTGAACTTCTTTATCTACTTTAGCTTCAATACGAGCTAACTCAGCACCATCATCATCCGAAGAAGACTTAATCTGATTATCCAACGCTTTAACTGCTGATATAAGGTTCTCTGAACCAGCCAGGTAATTGGTATCATCAAGTCCAGGTAATCCCAAGCTGTCTGTAAGACCAACAGCAGTTTTTACTTTGTTAATCTTAGTATCAGTTTCTGACTTATCTACATTAATCCGTTTTTGAACTTTACCGAAAGCCTGAGAGGTAGTATCTGTAGCCTTGATTGCCAAGTCTGCAACAGTAGTGCCTTCATTTTCAGAATAACCGTCCAATTTAATATCGGTACCATTAAGTACTGGGTTTGAATCCAAACGATGAGTATTAATGGTATGTGCATTGGTTGCATCGATATTATCCTGCAAAGTTTTATCGGCAGCTTTACGAGCAGTCTCCTCAGCAGTGATGTTCGTCTGTAACTGGGTATCGGCAGCTTCCCTTGCATCTTCCTCATCATCAATACGAGTACCAAGAGCATTGTCGGCATTGGTACGGTCTTGGATTTCTTTATCTATCCTTACACCCAATGCAGTATCGGCTTCTGTACGGGCAGTTTCCTCTGCATCGATATTATCCTGCAAAGTTTTATCGGCAGCTTTTCTTTCGGCAATTTCAGTATCAATACGAACTCCCAAGGCAGCATCAGCAGTCGTTCTTGCAGCTTCTTCTGCATCCAGGGCATCTTGAAGAGCCTTATCAGCAGCTTTTCTTTCTTCTGCCTCAGTTGCTAAATCAGTAGAGTTCTTATCAATCTTAGCTTCCAATCGAATATCTTCGGCCTTACGAGCAGCAATCTCGGTTTCAAGTAAAGCCTTAACTTCCAAGTAAGAACCAGAAATGTTATTCTGAATACCTTGGATTAATTCCAAGTTTCTCTGAATATTAGCCGAGTTCTGATTAATAAGAGCATCTTGGTTATTTGCTCTTGCCAATAATTCAGTACGAGTTTCAGTAACATAAGTTCTTAAATCCTCTACTGTCTTATTCAGAGTAGTACTCAGAGTAGTAAGCTTAGTATCTAAGGCAGTATCACCCTCAACCCGTTTTTCGGTTTCTGTCTCAATCTTCGTAGTTAACTCATTTAACTTCTGAGTCATAGTTGTTGCGAAGTTGGGGTCATCACCAAGAGCTTTGGCAATTTCCTCAAGTGTATCCAATACACCAGGAGCAGAACCAATGATTTTCTGGATTGCAGCTTCTACCTCAGCCTCTGTTTGGAATCCTGAATCATTCAGAAGTTCAGAAACTTTAGTAATATAGTTAGCATGTTCTTCAATACCGTTCAATTTGTTCAGAAGAACATCAGTAAAGTCATTTGAAGAAAGTACCTTGCCATCTACTTTATCTACCTTCTTAGATTCAAGACCTTGGATAGCAGTTGTACGGTCTGAGATTTCCTGAGCAATCTTATTATCTAATAAGGTATCAGCATTGGTACGGTCTGCAACTTCTTTATCAATATTTACCTGAAGAGCAGTATCTCCGGCTAAACGAGTATTAGCTTCATCTGAAATATCTTTAGATAAACCGTTTACTTCGTCTTTATGATTTGCTATTGCAGTATCCAAATTGGCCTGTATAGCATTCTCTCTAGCGGTTGCTCGGTCTTTCTCGGTATTGATTGCTACCGTATTAGCCTCTACCTTTGTTTTAAGTTCATCTACCTTTTCATTAGATTCCTTCTTTAGGGAATTAATCTTCTCTTCTAATAAAGTATCAGCACCTCTCCTTTCATCTATCTCTCCATTAATCTTATTAGTAAGGATAGTTAATTGCCCACCAACTTCAACCGTTAAAGTTTGAATCTTGCCATCTATAGCAGTTTCCAATGCAGTATCTGCAGACTTACGGTCTCCAATTTCCTTATCCAGGTTTACTTGAAGGATTTGGTCTGCTGCCTTACGTTCAGCTGTTTCTGTACCCAGAGCAATATTAGTTGTATCAATACGAGAACTTAAATTACTATCGCCATTAGTACGGTCCACAATTTCCTCATTAACCATATCCTTAACTTCCTTATAGTTATCGGCAATGGTTTTATTCATGGCAGTAATTGCCTCAGAGTTCTTTGTGATATTTGCTTGGTTAGTAGCAATTGCCGTAGTATTAGCATTTACCTGGGCAGTTAACTCATTCTTAACCGTATTTATAGCATCCTGGATTGATAAAGCCAAATCCGAAACTCGCTGAGTAAGAGCAGCAATGTTATCGGTATGGGTTTTATCGGCATCCTTTCTGTCTGATGCTTCTTTATCAATATTTGCTTGCAGGGTAGCATCGGCATCCTTTCTGTCTTGGATTTCTTTTGCCAAGTTATCCTTAACTACCTGAAGAGCCGTGTTTCCAGTTTCAGAAGAATTATCTACATACTCCTTAAGTTCTTCCTTAAGAGCAGCATCAGCTTCCTTACGTTCTACAACTTCTTTATCGATATTTACCTGTAATGCAGCATCAGCAGCTGTACGGTCTTCGATTTCTTGGTTTACCTTTTCGGTAATTGCTGCCAACTTCTTAGTGATAGTTGAAGCAAAATTAGGGTCATCCCCTAATGCTTTAGCAATCTCTTCCAGAGTATCAAGTACTTCTGGTGCAGAACCAATAATCTTTTCAATAGCTGCCTCTACTTCAGCTTCTGTTTGATAACCAGCATCGTTTGCCAATTGGGATACAAGAGTAATGTAGTTAGCATGTTCCTCGATTCCATTCAATTTGGCAAGCAAGAGATCTGTAAAGTCATTCTTAGTTAAAGAATAACCTTCTCTTTTATCTACCTTCTTGGAATTAAGGTCAGCATCTGCAGCAATACGAGCTTCCTTCTCTGCTTCAATTGCAGCAAGTACATCAGACTTATCACCATCAGTCTTTTCACTTAGGGCAGTTATCTTCTGGTCAAGGATTTGGTCCTGAGCAGTACGAGTTGCAGCTTCAGAATTAATATTAGTCTGAAGAACCTGGTCTGCAGATGTACGAGCTTGAGCCTCTTTATCAATGTTTACCTGGAGGGTATTATCTGCATTGGTACGGTCAGCTATTTCTTTGGTAATCGAATTCTGAAGAGTTTCTTCGGCAGCCTTACGATTGGTTATCTCATCAGAGATTTTGCTTTCTAAGGCAGCATCTCCAGTTTGACGATTAGTGATTTCTTCAGTGAGTTTCAACTGAATGTTTGCATCTGCATTTGCTCTCAATTGGGCTTCTGCAGCAATGTCTTGTTTGAGCTCTGCCTTATCATTGATATGCAATGTATTCAGTTGGTGAATACTTTCTGATAAAGCATCGTCAGCCGTTTTACGAAGCTCAGCTTCTTTATCTACCAAGTCTTTAGCATATGCCTTAGCTTCTGCCAATGAACCCGTAGTTTCATTTCTGAGGTCTGCAATGTCAGCAGTATTCTTATCGACTTTTGCTTCTATCTTATCTATCTTATTGATAAGGTTAGTAACTGCAGTGTCGATTTTATCATTAAGTAAATCCACTGCCTTAATGAAATTAGAGTTAACCTCCCTAATTTGGGTACTCAGTTTCCCTTCCTCCTCCTTAGCTCGGTTAACTTCATCTGTCAGTGCATTACGTAAATCCGTTAATTTGTTGGTAATTGTAGTAGCAAAGTTGGGGTCATTTCCCAATGCTTCTGCCAATTCCTTTAATGTATCAAGTGCATCATCGGCACCATCAATCAAATCACTGATAGCTTGTCTTACCTGTTCTTCAGTTTGGAACTTAGTATCATTCTCCAACTGAGAAAGCTTAGTGATGTAGTTTGCTCTTTCTTCAATGCCTTCCAGTTTCTCTTTGAGTTTATCTGTGAAGTCATTTTTAGATAAGTCGTATCCTTCTCTCTTATCTACCTTATTGGCAATAGAAAGAACGAATGCCCAGAACTCATTAATAGTTCCGGCAAACCCAGCCTTTACGAAGTCATCGAAATAACCTTGTAAAAGTCTTTGGTCAATTTCTTCATTTGTGTAATACTTACTTACGTACATATTGTTATTATTTTAAGGATTGATTACTTGCTTACCACAGAAGAAGTCAGAATTCTTATCTCTGAATGGTTCTCCTTCTTTTCCACAGAAGGCATTCATTGGAATATCTGGATGTTCTGGGTCTGGGTCTCCCCCGTCTTCAATATCACCTCTGATTATTGCATAATCTGGAAGTTGATTGATACGGAATTTTATCACCTGGCCAATACCCGGATGAGGTATTATCTTATCCCAAACTTCTCCAAAGTAATCTTGAAAGCAAGTAACAAACTTACCTCCAGTCATAGACTGGAATGTGGTAACGTCTAAATTACTTTTCTTACTTTCAATATGTACTCCAGATGTACCGTTCAAGACAATCAGGTTACTATCAAACCAAATACCGTTTCCGGTATTAATTGGTTTCCATCGTAACATTAACATCTTTGCCATATACTTTTCAATTTTATTCTACGAATTGTATTTTGGTATCTCGGTCCCTTTTTAGGATAACCATGAAGACTAATGCTTCATCCTTGGCCTGAGCAACTTGTGTATCTCCAGAAGGTTTATAAGTAATACCATTAATTACGAACCTATCTTCAGACCAGTTAAAATCCCAATAGCCTTCTGGAGTTAAATGTCCCAGTTGTTCTATATATGATTTAGTAACCAGTATTGATAAATTCTCATCATCGAGTTCTCCAGTTACTGTTGCCTTATTAATAGGCCAGTTTCTGAAGGCATTGTAATAACATAATGCCTCGATTGGTATATTATAATATTTAGGGATTTCATCTTCTCCATGACTTAGGAGTTGATTTACATTCTTTGCCCAAGTTATAGTTTGCCTACCAGCATCTATATCCAAGAAATCATTTATAATCTTCTTGTATCTATCCCAAGACCGGTTCTTAACCAATCTATGAGGAGTCTTGGTCATCGTTTTCTAATTAAGGTTCTACCATTACGTTTTACTGGAGAGCTGGGGTTTGGCCCATCTATTAATCCAGGTCTTCTTCTGTCTACTACTCTTGGAACTACTACATGACTTGCTTGGTCACAGAATGGTAAGTAGATTTCCAATCGTCCAGCTAACATACAAAGGTTTTTTCTTAACTCGTCTATGATACCACCAGGTTGCATTGCTTGAGAAAATGTTTTCCATAGGGAAGATGTTGCATCGGCAAGTGTATCATAGTACTGCACTTCAGTAGGCCCAGTTGTGATTTGTTTGATTCTATCACCTCGAGCTTGTTCCGGTTTAGAAGAACCATCACCAACTTGTTCTTTGGTTGAAGTAAGTTGACTTAGGTATTCTCCTGTACTTGTTAATAAATTAAGGAGCTTAACATTGAGATAATCCCATGCTGCCAATTCCATAATTAATTGGTTTTCTAGAGCTTCATACATTAACTCATCATTATATTTATCCAGTGGGATAATATGATTTACTAGCGGTTGGATATATAACTGCCATTTAGTTATGTACATTGCTTTCTCTTCTGATGACATACCATCTGAGATTTCTGAAGGAATGTAATAATTGATTAGGTTATATATACTATCGGTTAATGTAGTTTTAGACTCGGTATTTACAATTATGGTTTTAGTTGCATTTAAGTTAAGTCCTTCGGAGTTCGTTATGTTCAACGCTACTGTATAGAATCCGGACTTTTCATAAGTATAAGTAGGTTGTTTAACATCATAAACGGACCCCTTATCATCACCAAAGTCCCAGTCAAAAATGGCCTTGGCTGGGACTTTGGTTAATACTCTAAATGAAACTTCCAGACCATTCGCAATAGCTACAAAGTCTAGATTGTCCATGGTATCTTATTTTTTAGATTCTTCGAACTCTTCCAACAGAACCTGAATCAGAGTTTCAACTGTATCACCTTTGTCGGCAACAATTTCGTGACGAGCAGCGATAAGGGTTGCTTCTTCGAGAGTATAGGCTTTGGCAATCTTTTTGATTTCCATACCTTTTTCGAACTGAGCATTCAGTTTCTTTTCCAACTTATCGATGTCATCATTGGAGTATTTGTCGACAGCTTTCTTATCAAGAACCAAACGCAGGTGACCTGAATTCAAAGCCATCTGAATCTTTTTAGTTCTGTACTGTCGAGCACTCAATTCTTTTTCTTCTCCTCTACAAATTGTAATACCTGTAGATTGGTCATGGAAGCTGTAAGCTTTAGCACCTACAGTTACTTTATATTTATCCATAATTTTACTAAGTTTTTAGATGTTTAAAATTAGGGGTAGGTCCTCGCAAAACCTACCCCATCAAGAAATGGAATTATTTGTAAAATAAACCAGGTGTATTATTACTCAAGGTTAACCAAGAGATACGGGTCAATGTTCATAAATTCGGGGAATCCAAATTCTGAGAACTTCTTCTCTGCAGACAGAATCAATGCAGCATCCTGATACATCTTAGAGAAGCCTGTAGTCAGAGTAGCATAGATTGCCTGAGTCTGATTTGATACAATTCTTTCTGATTCAAGTATCAACTGTTTTGCAGTCAGTTTAATCAAAGCAGCAGTTGTATCAATCAACAGCAAACCTTGGTCAGGTGTTCCCGGATGAATATAGAAGTTAGCATTCTTAGGTACCGGAGACTTCACGTTCAGTGTAGCTTCAGTTGTACCAGAATGACGTTCTTTGAATTCCGGCAAGTTCAGCATTTCGATTGCCTGGTCTTCACCACCAATCATAGTAGTAAAGTTACGTCCCATACGAGCAGCTCTTACCCAGATATGTAGCAAGTCTTTGTAAGTGATACCATTCGTAGTTTCATATACACCGATAACCGGAGCAGATTCTGAACCATCAGGTTTGTTACCGTTGATAACAACATCCATGGCCAGAGTATCCATTGCATAACCGAGCTGAACACCGAAGTCACGAAGGTAGATTGCCAATACATCAAGAGATACGTAGTTACGAACTTCATCAGTAAGTTTGAATCCCTTACCAATTTTGAAGAGACTTACTGATTTCTGTCCAAAGCTTACATCTCCCAATGGGATAGTTTCTGCTTCATTAACCTTTGCAGGAGCAGCATCGGACATGTTAATCATCGGCATGATTGCGCTAAGACCACTGATTGACTGGTCAGATGCAATAATCTCCGGATAGAACGGAGCTTGACGCATACCAAGAGTGATAGCAGAACGAATGATTTCCGGAACAATCCAACGAACATCTTGCTGAGGCATCGTGAAGATGTTTTCCATTGTGTCGATTTTCGGATTGATATCCAACTTCTCGAACAATTCATCTTGGGTAATACCCCATTTACCAGTGGTAAGTTCACCTAATGTGATGTCCACAGGTTTTTTGTTCTGTGAACCTTGACGGTAAGCATCCAACTGCTGTACCATTTGAGGAAGTTCTTTTGCGAAGTCTTCTCTCTTCAATTTTGAAATATCAACTTTTTCCATGTTTCTTCTTCTCTTATTTAATAAGTACTTGAATTACCTCGTTTGCCTCATCTGCAGGTGTGATGGCAATGAAAGGTGTAGCATCTGTTGACTGGTTTGCTTTTACAAATCGGCCGTTCAGTAAGTCACCAGAGGGAACTACATATCCTGCTTTTAAGTCAGCAGCATTAGATACCCAGTTACAAATCATGTAACCTTCCACAGCAACAGTTACCTCTACTGGGAATTTGTTCTGTGCCTGGTAAGCAGGATTTACATTGTCGGTTACTGCCACTCCGATATATACCTGAGTAGATTCAGTGTAAGGTTCAATTAAACCGTCTTCTCCAAGAGCTACCGGCATACCTTGCAAAATTGTTTCACCATCTTTTACACAGAAAGCTTGGTGCAATTTGTGTGATTCACTTTTGTAAATCACCGCTCTTGGGGTCTTTTCCCCAAACAGCGTCATTGGCTGGTCTTTGTTTACGATTTTAGTCATAACAGTGATATTTATCGATTATTACTTGAATTTCTTCTTATACAAGTCTTCGAGGGTTTCCGAAGTAGACTTGGCTTCTGCATTCGAAGTAGTTGCAGGTTTCTGAGTTCCAGTCTTTTCATCAGTCTCTGCAACAGAAGAAGCACGGCTTACATCATGAGAACCACAGCTTGCACATACCATTGGGAATTTTTCTTCCAGACGACTCTGATAATCCTTAGTTAAGGAGATGAGAGTAACGATGCCAGTAGTTTCGGCATTCAACATTGTAACAATAGTTTCATCGGCTTTGTCACCCATCAACTTCTTGTAAGTAGTAACAGCATTTTCACGGAGAGAAGCAATGTGATTCTTTCCTACAGTTGCCATTTCCTTCAAGTTTGCAACTTCTGCATTCAGGTTGGTAATCTGTTCTGTAAGAGAAGATTTCTCTGTAGTAAGATTATCTACCGTTGTCTGAAGACTGTTTTTGGATGATACCAAGCTTTGAATACAAGAAATAACTTCTTCCTGAGTCATTTCTTTGCCTTCTGCCAGAGATAACATGTTATCTCCGAAAAGCTTTTCTAAAAATTCTTGCAATTCTTTGTTCATATTTTCTTTATTAGGATTATGATTTTCTTGGGTACCATTATCATTAAAAGAATCTGGAGTATTGTCCTTTTCTTGGAATGAGTTGAAGTCCGTTTTGTAATCAGTAAAGAAGTACTGTTTGGACTTGTCATCCCGATATTCCTCATAAGAAGACCAGGTTCTTTTTGCAAAGGTTGGATTAATGATTTTACCATCTTCACCAATCTTTTGAGCAAATGAATCAGCTCCATGAGATACCAGGGATGTTTCCATATATCGAACTACCTCAGTAACTATTCTACGAACCATTTCACCTTTAGAGTCATAAGTACCAAGTTTTTGATAGAATTCACCATCTTCCATTCCTGGGTGTGATTTATCCCACTTAAACTGTACTGTTACCGAGTTACTATGAATTGAAGGAGGTTCCATAAGAATACCTCTAGCAATTCTTGGGTTAGCTTTACCATCAATCTTCAAAATACCGTTGATACCTGCAGGTATAGTAAAGCTTCCATCCTTATAAGACTCCTGCCACATTACTTGAGATACAGCTCCAATTGCATTACCAATATTTGTTTCATGGTCGCAATTTACTGTTTGCCCGAGTAACATTTTCATGGAAGCCTTAAGTACTCCATTCTGACCAAAGTCAGTAGGATTCCAGTTCTTGGATACAATCGTTTCAGAAAGTAACCTAAACATTGGTTCTATGAACTCTTCGTCCTTCGGAGTAAGTTCCGATTTATCAAGGTTTGGATAATAGGTATTATAATCTATATCCCCTCCCCAAAATCCAAATTGAGCAATGGTATCCGGTGTCGGAGTCTTCCATTTGTAATAATTCTCTGAGAAAGCCTGGGCTCCAACTGCTTCTGGGATATACCCAGCCATAATGGTATGACCCTGGCCAATCACCATTGAATCAAGATGCTCTTTGTTTTTCTTAGTAAATTTACTCATCTTGCTTTTGTATTTTGGTCTCCACGAGATGGAGCCGGATTAGTTTTATCTCTTGACCTACGAGCAGATTGATTTTTATCATCTTGCCTTTGCTTCTTCTTAGTTCCTTCTTGAGGGTCTGAGTTACCGCCTTTAGCAAATTGGTCCTCAAGTGAAACTCTTGGTTCATTCTCATCAGGAGAATCATAACCCATTGCCCAAGCATATTGGTCTTGGCTAATGATACCAGCCTTATATAATAAATCCAGGTTTTGGATTTTATACTGAAGACCTTGTTGAACCTTAACTTCATCAGAGATAGTTGAAGTTCCCCATGATATCTTTATTCCCTTATTATCAAAGCCTGCCAGACGCAGTTCTAGAGAATAAAGAAAATCCAATACATAAGTTACAAGCATTTGGATATTTTTTAACTGGCTGATTAATTTAGACAGCATTATACCCGTTGCTCCCTCTCCCGTTGTTGAACTAACTCCAATAAGGTTTCCATTAACTCCCAAACCATTTGCAACTGATTGCTGATTCATGTTCCAGGGTTTCTCAATATTACCAAGCTCCTTGGTAGTTGAATTGAGTTTAAACTCATGGTCATCAATATAACCCGTTACTATTCCGTCCTTCATGCCATTACGAAGATTTCTTTTCAAATCTCTTAGGGTACGTTCAAGACGGGATTGATAAGCTTGTAAGCTTTCATTAGGATTCTGGTCTGGTTTAGTCATCTTAGCTTCCAAGAATCCTACCATACCAACCATTTCCATTATGTGTTTGAAGTTAACCTTCATATCATGTTGGCCTTTTAATGAATCCAATGCTGCCATAAAAGGAGGAATCCCATAAGGTTCATCAGTATCATTAAACATACCAGCATACACATAAGTTTCTGGATTTAGTTTGATATAATCTTGGTGCTTGACAAAGTAATTCTTATTCCTCTGGTAAGGAGAATATACTCCATTGTTCTCTCTTTTGAAAACAATGTTCTCGGGTCTAAGGAATAAGACTGTGTCCAAACCATCCAACATATCATTGGGAACTCCTTCAACAGAGATAGCTCCACTAACAAGGCATTGTACAATCATCTTATTAACTAGACCATCTATACCAGCAGTATACCTGGACCATTTCTTAGTAGCTTCAGTAAGATGTTTTCTCATCTTATCTGCCTCGGCATCCGAGTTATTTGGGAATGTTACCGTATGACCGGTGTTTGCCAACTTAAACATATCCTGCAAAGCAATGCCCATATCCGGATTTACCTTATATAAATCACGAATCAAAGGGATTACTTCAACACGAAAAGAAGGGTCTACCATTACGGTCATCCCTTTCAGAGTACTGAGTAAAGAGTTATCTTCATCCACTGATACTCTACCAGGAGATATAGCAGCAGCTTTTGGCTTGCTTGGCTCCTTGTTTGATTCAGGAGGTGGGTCTTTCTTTCTACCCCAACTCCAATTAAAATTGAGCTTTTTCATTTCGGTTGTACTATTACGTTAGTTTTTCCTTTTCTTATGTGATTACAGATTGCTTTACCGAATATAGAGTCATCTGCATATACATCCCCCTCTAGGTCTACATCTACTGTAGAATTATTAGCTCTATGCTTACCCATTGCAACTGGCCTACCTAAACCATCATATATGAAGGTATATGCTTCTTGAACAAAGAAAGGGTCTTTAACAGTAATATTATCTTCTCGAATATCCTGTTCAAGTCCCTCTACAATAACAGAACGGTTCTTTTGTGTAGTTAACCATCCTGGAGATTTATCTACCTCAGGTCTAGATTTACCTTTCTTCTTAAGCATTTTCTGATAATAATACAGTTTAGGATAACCTTCAGTTTGAAGAGCAGAAGTTACTGCTAATCCAACATCATTGGATTCTGGAGCAATGGTAGCAAAGTTAAACAAATGCCCTGTATCTCCAAGTAACCTTGCATACTTATCCACTGAAAGTCTACCTTTGAATACTGCTTGTTCTTCTCCTTGTTTATCCATGCAAGTAAATGCAGAGTAGTCAGAAGACCTACCAGTTGAAACGTCAGCACCAATGAAGTATTCCTTATCTGGTTCTGGGTCTAAGAATTGCCGATACTGACCATTAAACCTTTTCTTAATAACCGGATAATCACTAAGACAGTCTTCGATAGCTTTGATATCAGCTAAGTCGAAGACCGTATTTCCGGATGATAAGAAGTCACCATCGATTTCTTGTGCAGTTCTTTTTGTTCCAAGAGCAGAAGACATTTCATTGTACCAATTGATGTCTCGTTCTGGGTGCATTTGCCAATACAATCTAAGTGGGTTAAATGGATTCCCACCTGCAATAGCATCAACCCAAGTAGAGTGGTAAAAGTTACCAACTCCATAAGGAGTGGAATTGATGATAGCAGCTCCACCAGTGGAAAGAGTAGGAAAAGCGGCTGCCCAAATCTGGGCTGCCCATCTAACTACTGCTGCTTCATCAATTACCAATAAGGATAGAGATTCTGAACGACCAGCTTCTGAAGACGTTGGGATGGATTCTATGAATGAGCCATTATCGAACTCTATCATTGATGCAGAACCATATTCTCCCGAACGACCATTTATAATCGGTGTCTGTAAATACCATGGCAGGTTTTTGTACATGAACTTAATCTTCTTAAGTACCTTCTTTGCTGTTGTGTCCTTGATTGAGATAATGTTAATCTTCTTGTTAGGATGATACATTGCCAACCATAGGCAGTACATAGATATAAGCTCCGTAATACCTGCCTGCCTGAACTTAAGCAGAATATTGAAACGTTCTTTTACGAAGTTATACAGAACCGATTTTTGATACGGGTAAAGTTCAAATCTTACCTTTCCCCTCATAGGGTGTATCACATAAGTAAAAAGGCTAAAGTAAAAAACATCATTACTAACTTTAGCAAGTGTTGCTAGTTCTTCCCTTGTAAGAGCAGATGTGTTAGTTTCTATGTTAATCTTCTTTGCCATAATCAAAAGTTATATGTTACTGAAAACTCTAAGTCAGCTTTTATTCCCGAAAAGAACTTCGGATAATGAAAAGCATTTATACCAAGTTTATAATTGAAATTAGTAGTCTTGATTGAAAGGCCTGTCCCTATGTCTAACATTTGATTAAAGACCCTATATTTACCATAAACGTATGGACTTAGAGTTAGTTTTCTAATTCTTTTTTGAGTTAATTGACCTTCATACCAATTGTACTTATACTTACCTAAGTCCATGTTAAACATTCTCGTTGAATAGGAGTTTGTTTCTTTGTTGAATAAACTTAGATTCAATTGGTTTTTATCCAAGGTAAATTGGACCAAAGAATCTTCTCTACTAATTCTATTCGAAATAACCGCTGTTGAATCAGAAGCCTGGGGTTTAGTCGAATTGCTACTGTTTCGATAGAAGTCGTAGAGAAGAATTCTCTGGGGCTGAACCAATTGTGTATAGGGTATCACAGGTTTGAAGTTCTCTTTCAATTTGATTGTATCAGGAATGCCAATGACCGATGAATCAGGAAGTTGACTGATATATGAATTCAGTTTGTAATTCCTGAAGCAAAGGTAAATAGTAAATCCTAGAAGCAAAAGGAACACAAAGTTCTTCCACTTGTTTTTATCTGTTTTCATCATCACGAAAAATTTAATTATTACTAACTATCGGTAATCGCTTAGCGATTACCTTTTATCGAACGTAGTGAGATAAATTTCCTATATCCTAAAACATATATTCAATATCTACTACAAACAATAGCTATATACGTATATAAAAATATAGATATATATACGTAGTATATTATATATCTATATTTTTCAAAGGGCAGTTTGGAGTAATATATACTTTAGTATATATTAACATGAAAGTGTACCTAGACATTTTTGATACATTTCCTAAACCAAATCCCAACTTCATATACAGAACCTTTGGCAATTGTATACCTTGCCTTGTTTAACCAATAAAGGTAATTTTCTTGGTCAATGTAAATCCTAAATTTTTTAGGAAAGCCCATGATTGTCTTGAAATCATTAATCCCAAGAGGATACCCATCGGGTCTAAATTGCCTATCTGCAGGTCTTAAAGTTAGAGGTGGTTTATCTAATTCTAATCGATATACTCCCGGGAGAGTACTCATCTTTGCAGTTTTAATGGGCCATTTCTTCTCGTTCTTGAAAGCACTATTCCATAATACTTGAATCTTCTCAACAGTCAGATTCTTCTTTTCCGGAAGCTTTCGATAGTCATACATTGCAAGGGTCTTTTCTATCGGGATGTTATAATTACTCCCGTAAGGAGATACAGAGAGCAAATCTCTAGTAAGTTTTGGAGTTTTTACTTGGAATACTTCATTAAAAGCATTCAAGTATTTCTTACCGGTTTTCTTATGCACTCCAATAACGATTAAACGTTTCCTTGATACTTGAGAGTTCCCATAGTCAGAAACTGACCTTTCATGAAAAACTAATTTATAGTCCTTAAAGGTTTCCTCAAAGAAATCCTTGGGAAGCAGAGATAGCAAACGAGGAAGATTTTCAATAAGAAAAATCTTAGGCTTATACTCTAATATTGCAGCAGTTACTAGATTTAAACTCCGGTTATCCTTGGGATTACCCAATTCCTTTACTTTAGATAACCTCATTACTGAAGATGCTCCGCAATCCGGGCTTGATATAATGATATCCACTTTCTCATCAAATTCTTGTAAACAGAACCCTTTATAGAAAGGTATATCACCAAAATTAGATTTCCATTGCTCTTCACCTGGAGTATGGAATACTCCTCTGATTTCTATATTCCCAATCAGATGTTTCCTGAAAGGGAAGAGCAGGGCACCTTGCCCTGCACATACTCCCAATACATTCATTTCTTGTAGCTTCTAAGTTTTACATACTTAACCCAGGAATAATGTTTACGTTTCCTGATATATTCCAGGTCGTGGTCATTGTTATGGGCTTCTTCCTCAAAGCTTACATCATGATATCTTTCGCTTTGTTTGTTCCACTTAACAAAGAACCAGATGATTAAGTACTCGATTGCATACCATAAGTAGTAGAATATCCACAACATCTCTTGCATTTGTTTGAGATGAATATGCTCATGGTTGTAATCATATGTGTCAAACTTAGCACCCTTTCTTACAAAGACAATTCCGAATAGGTTCATTGCCTTGTATCCCTTGAAAGGTATGAATTTGTTGTAGATTACCTTCATTATATCTTGTTTTTAAAGTTTTCGTAAGCGTTTTTTAACTTCTGGTCATAGGCATTTTCAGCATAACCAGGGCCATTATACTTCCGAGCAAAGCCTGCCCAGTCATGTTCCTTCAGATTTTTCAAGCAACTGGTATTATTCATGTAGTAATACATGAGTTTTAACTGACTTTCATGAGATTCCTGCATCTTTTTCACGAATTCGAAGACGTCTTTACAGCCACAATAGAGGTGATTGAAGCCCATAATCTGAAACATTCCCCAAGAAGCTGACTTCAAAGCACATTCTTCGTCGATTTTCTTGGCAATTTCGAGTCTTTTGTACTCACTTGCTCCTCCTAAGTACTTCGATTTATCCCATTTTGGGAAACAAATCGTAGGGTAACTCTTTTGAGCAGCTACTGACTTGTCTAAACCGAACTTATTTTTGATTTCTTTGTACATAATGTGACCTTCAAACAGAATTTGAGGTCTACCATCTACTAGAAATCCATCTCTACCTGCTCCTTCAACCAGTTGTACTGCCTTTAAAAGAGCTGGCTCCAGTCCTAAACCATTGGCCAGAGCCACAATCATTTCATTAGTTAACTTATCCATAACGTTATATTTTAAAGTTCATTAAAGAAAAGAAAGTATTGCGTATACCTTATCTGGATGATAGTTAGGAGTTCTATTATCTTATATAAAATTTATAATAATATGGAAGAGAAACTCACATGTCACTTATGTAATTCACCATTAGATTTGGATGATTACGATTTAGCCAAAACAGTACCTCAATTAATGAAGGAAAAACAACTTTGTTTTCGATGTGCTTTTTGGCATAGAATCCTTGAATCAGATAAAACTTTGATAGAGGATTCTAATTATGAAATGATTCCCTTAGTTACACCCTATTTTCAGCATTATTCTATTCACTTAAATAAGATTTGGTTAGAAGTCGCTACCTTTAGAAGAGAGTCATTAGGTTCAACCAAGAAATATATTGCTGCAATGGTAAAAGATAAAGTATACATTGGTTCGTATAATAATTGGGGATTCCAGGGAATAATTCCGGCACACTTAAGAGAACTTTTTACTCCAAATGGTATAATCCTAACTCCAGAACAACTAGACGACTTACTTAACCGGAAATCCTTTACCGCAGCAGATTTAAAAATTCTTATTGATAATTGTATTAAATCAGAATAATTTTGTATATTTGCATAAACATTTTAATAATAAAGATATGAAAAAGAACAAAGAAACCAAAAAGCTAAAGGAGGGTGAAGAAGTCATTTTCTCTGATGGCAAAACCTTAATGGAGAAAGTAATCGTAGAATCTATCGACAAGAAAGGTGGGTTTGCAGTACTGAGCAATAAAGTAAAAGTATCAAGAACTATCGGACCAGATGGGTTCTATACAAGGTTAGATGGTAAATCCTCAATGGTATTACCTTTAACAGATAAATCCGAATTGGATTACCAAGCCTTCAAAGCTTATTTCTCAATTAAGAGGAATCTGGAATTTATTGAAGCCAAGATAAAAGATATGAAGGACAAAGAGTTCAGCGAACTAATAGTAGAGTTAGATAAGAAGATATCCAAAATCGTAAATAAGTACTTTGAACAATGATAACCTGGATAATCTTAGGCATTATATATGCCATATGTTTTATACCTGCATGGTTTATGACCAGAGTAATTACCTCATCCCACCCAATGAAAAGGGTGGGGTTCTTTTTCCTAACTATCTGGTTAATCATGCCTCTATTTCCGATATATTTACTAATCACATATTTTAATAACTATGAACAGAGAAATAACGACGAAGAAGGTAGGTAGGCAAAAGAAACTTACCAACCCATGCCCAGTAATTAAGGGAGAAGTACAGATAATGGTAGGAAGCCCAAAGTGTATTACCTGCCAATGGTTTGAAAGAAAATTAGAGAAGGATGGAAAAGCCTACGTACACTGCAATCGATTATAATTCCAAAGAGAATAAGGTAATCGAAGAAAGGATAAGAAATTACTATCTTCCAGTAAAGAATACATTTGAAGCAGTCCTATATGGAAGGCTTAATATACCCGATTCTCCAAGAGGATTATGTGCTGACCTAATTGATGTAAGCAGAACTATCAGTAGAGAATTTGCATTAGTCGAAGAAGTTTTCCTATGGAGACATGTAATTAAACCATGGTTCACCCCACAAAGGTTTAATATCGAGATAGTATACTTTGGTTATTATAACCCTACCATCATAAAATTGCAAGGAGAAGGATTAAGAATTGAAGGTAGGATATGGTATAGAATGCCATTAGAAAACCTAGAAGGACATGAATACCTTCTAGGAACAGCATTCTGGTTTCCTATATCTAAGGAACATAATGATAACCGTATTAAAATACTAGAGTGTGCCTTAGAGGATTTAGAGAGAATTAAAAGAGAGGGAGAACCAGAGCTCCCTCCTCTTACCTTTGAAGATGAACCTATAATGTATTGAGTATGGAAGATTTAGCAAAGCTTACCAAAGAGGAAGAGGAAATCCTTATGCTTACCGAAGAGATTTGGAATAGGTTTTTGGCATTACCTATCAATCATCCGATGGAGGCAAATGAGATGGCAATTAAGATACATGATATCCAGAGGATGATTATATCTAGGCCTGGATTTAGGATGAACCAAGAAATGTTTAGGCAATATGGTAAAGGTTGATACAGTATATGAGGATGAATTTAAGAGAATCCTAAGGTGTTCTGAAGGCAATAGGATTTGGTATCAGTTATGGATTACTGATTTGGATATGAATTGTATTGAAAGATACTTTAAAGGTTATAATGAAGTTAAGAGATGGTGGTTACCTAATCTTCAAATGTGGTATGTTTTCTTTTATCGAAAGAATGGTGGTAAGATTAAGGGAGTATTAGGTAGGGAAAGGACCAATAACTTATTAGATAGTATTTTATGATAAGTTGCCAGGGATATTAGGTCTCTGGCTTCTTTGTGTGGTTTGTGGGATGTCTAGGTACCCCTTAATACGAGGAGCGATTTTTGTGTGGTAGTAAATGGGGGGAACGGTTACGTTAAATTTAACATTCAAAAATAAAAAGTAAGGGACAAACATTTTTATTTGTCCCTTTCAATTTTAAATTAATTCAATCAAAGTAACACATGTATCTTTGTTTTGCAAAACAAATAATTCGCTACTATCGTCTTTTCTTGAATAGATATTATAATAATCTGATTCAATTATTTTTTTGTGTCCGTCTTGCAAAAGCATTTTATTTAATGTTTCAAACGTTTCATTTAAACGCTTTTCTGTTTCTTCTTCGTCTTGCAAAGACTCGCTTTGCATATCTAAAATAGAAATATTTATCTTTCCGTCACTTTTAGAAATCGAATGATTTAAAAATTTCTTTAATAGTTCTTTGTTCATATCTTTAAAATTTTAAAAAGGGAAAGATTTAATCTTTCCCTTTGTAGTTAGTTATTTGAAATTCTTAACAATATTCAAACCTTTTGTAAGAACTTCTTTTTTTGTGTCCTTTGTATTTTCGCTTGCAATAGAAGCAAAAGAAAAATCATGAATTTTATAAACTTGCTTATAAAAATCGTTGAAAGCTGAAACAAGTGTTTTTAATTCATTTTGTTTCTTTTCTTCTTTTGCTTTGCAAATCGAATCAAGCAAAGAAAAAGTTGTATTTCTTAACTTTTTTCGATATGCTTTTTTTTGCTTTTCGTTCAATTCAGAAAACAGAGATTCAACATAAATTTCTGTTTTCTTTCCTAAAGAAGTTTTTAAAAGTCCGTTTGTTTTTTCATTTAGACTTTTAAAAATACTATCAACTGATAATTTAATAGTGCTATTTGCTTTTGCTTGCGCTTTTGCTTTATTTGCCCTAACTTTGTTAATTTTGTTGTTCTCAACTTCTTTAACGTTCTCAACTGATACTAAATTTTTTGTTTCCATAAAATAAATACTTATTTGTTTAAGTTTATATTATTATATCCTTTTCTCATAACAAATAAGATTATAAGAAAAGAGAAAAGGAGTAATTAATTTTATGTTGTTTCAAAATGTCAAACAATAAAATACTATCAGTACAAAAGTAGTTTTTATCTCTCTTTCTGTATTACAAAGATACAACTTATATTTTAATCTACAAAATTTTCAGAGAATTTTTTCTTTAAAAATAGTTAATCAAAATTTTAAATATCTCTTTGCTTTTTCAACACTACAAAGATAAGAAATATCTTTGAATCTACAAAACATTTATAGAAAAATTTTCGAGAAATTTTTAAAGAATTATTTTTAATAATTTTGCATGAAAAATTTGCAAGTAGGTTTTAGGGGTTTGAATTGGGGGCATGGTTGTGGGTAGGTAATATAGGTATATTGATGGATATAGGGAAGGGGTTGGTATAGGTACCACTTTAGAAAAAAGAAGGCCCCATACAGTCCGGTAGTTATTATCTGTATATTATTTATACCAATAGGCCATTAGGTGACTAGCAGGCTTTTATACCAATGCCATGGGCCATGTATGGAGTCCTAAAGAACTAAGGCCCCTAATTAGGACATGGGTAAGCCTTAGCAAGTCCCATGATGGCCTAGAGTTAGGTTACATAAGAAAAGCCCAGTACCTTAGATAGGCATGGGCTTAAGGTGTACCTAAGTTAGCGAGATTTGAATATAGCTATCAAGGCAACTATAGCAGGAGATAGCATAAAGAGTAAGGCAAGTATCATTGTAATATTGCCTTGTAAGGCCTGAGATAAAATATATAGAGCTCCCATAGCGATTAGCAGGAATAGATGTCGGTAATGATAAATGTATTGTTAGCATAGTTTACGATTGGTTCGCAGGTTTCATTGTTTTCGCAGAATACATTGTATAAGGCAGCCTGGATATATTCGATATCGGCATCGGAATAAGTAGTGCCCGTAGTGAAGACCCAGGTATGAGTACCTTTGTAATCGGTAACGGTAGAAGTAATCGAAGCAAGATATAACTCGTATTCCTTAATAGAAGTCTTTAGAATGGCTTCTAGGATAGGTATGATATATTCTGAGTAACCCAATGAGTCATCGATAATAGAATCGTCATGGCCAGTAGAGATAACTACCAGGTCCTTGGCCATAGGATAATAATAGGCAATAGGATAATTGTTACCGTTGAGGATGGAGTTTGCATTAAATTGTACTGTTTTCATATCTATATATTTTTAATTGTTTATAGTGCAAATATAATGCTTTTTATTTATTTATGCAAATCCTACTGAGGCTCTTAATGGAGTAAGGCCATAACACCATAAGTCCTAGAAACCTTGCAATTAATACTAATATAAATACTTAGCTAATAACTGCAAAAGCTCTAGGACCATATTACCTATTTCCTAATTATTACCCTATTAATATTAATAACTATATTACCATTATCTGAAGACCTACCTTTCTTTAATAAATAACCTATAGTACCCATTGGTATATTATACTCCCTAATAAGTTCATCATAGGTTTTCGTATTTGCCTCTTCTTTAACCTTATTAATGAAAGCCTTAGTATATTTCCTTTTAATCCTCTTTTTGGGTATTATGGCTTTAGTACGTAAGGCCTTATATGGCTCCCAAGAATACAGATTAGGAAATAGTTGACTAAATAGCTTATCCGAAGTAATGCTTTTACGTTTACCTTCGGCATCTATTAGCTTCATATGAGGTTTAACCTTAATGAAACGATTAGTGGTTTTGTTCATTATCCTACGGTCCGAGTAAAACCTATAGGATGGGAAATTAGGATGTCTTCTGTGTTTCATATTACCTTGTTATTTTAATTAGTATATTATATAATAGTGCTTAGTTAGGTAATCGGATTAAGGTAATAAAAGGGCCATTAGGGGTCTAGGATTTATCGGATTTAGGTACCCAAATGGGCCTTAGTTGTGGGCCTTTTAGGCAATGGGTTATAATGACCAAAGGCTATGAGACATATGTGTTAGATAGCTATAGAGTATAGTGGCTGTATAGTAGAAAGCCTCTGCCAGATCCCCTACCTCAAATTTTTCCGACCCCCGGAAGGCCCCAAAAGTAGATTGTATTATGTATATTGATTAGTATTATATTAGGTTGAAGGTTATATGTATCTTAGATAAGGTTACATAGTTAAGCCCAGTATGATTTTGTATTATATGTTCATACTGGGCTTTATGTATATTATTTGGTTATTTGTTTTGTTTGGGGTTAGAGGTATCTTAGGATTACAGTTTCTAATAGGATTAATAGGATTATCTGTAGGCCTTGTAGGATTAAGTATATGTATTTTTGTTTGTTGGTGGGGTACTTTATTTGATGGTATATCTTATCCCTGTAGGTTAATGATAACCAGGTATATAGGATTACTGGGATTAGTAGTAGGGTTTTCATTTCCTTTTCTGTTTTAATTTGTTTTGGGTACGTAGGTGCTTGTTGAAGGTTGCACCTGAGTCTGTGTAGTAATTGGGATTTGGTTTACCTGGAGTAGGAAAGTGTTCATTCCATTTATCCTGGTGAGGTATGTATACTTGGTTCTTGGATTTCTTTTTCATAGGTCTAATATTGCGGTTTTGAATCCTATTGATGTTAGTTCTTGGGTTTGGATATGTACGATTTCGAAGTATTCCTTGATACCCTGTAGAGAATAGAATTGTAATACTCCTCCGTCTCCGTATTCGGCATTTACCTGGTCTATGATTTCCTCATAAGCCTTGTCTTGGTTATCGTTTAATGAATGGTAGATGTCTTGGACTTGGCCCTCTTCTACGATTACTAAGGTTGTGATTTTTAGTTTCATTTTCCGTAATGTTTTAGTTCTTGGTTATACTCTGGGTATTTTTTCTCGTAGTAGTCATAGAGATATTGGTATTCGTCATCTCCTGACCAGCAATCAAGGAAGTAATCATATTGGTCCTCGGTTGCCTGTGATGGATGTATGTGCAATGTATACTTGCAGTAGTGTTCCCATACCGTTTTAGGTTGGAATTTATTGGTAGGAAAAGCCATGACTACTAGAGCCATGGCAATGATTGATAATATAATTAGTTTGGTTCTCATTTGATAAGGGATTTTAAAAGGTTAATGGTTTTTTCGGTGAAAGTGTAAAGAGTTTCCGGTTTTTCGAGGAAGTTAAGGTAGTAATCAATGACTTCGGCATGTTCTTCCTCGTTGAAGTTATCCTTGTAATGTTGGAATTTTTGCATGATAAGTGGTTTGTATTTTTCCTGTTCAAGGATAAGGGTTGCACCGTAGAGTACCATGTCTACTTCGTCTACGTTATAATCGAAGTATTGGTCATCGCAACCTCTGAGTAAGTCCATTTGATTGAGGATTTCCATTAAGTCGAGTTCCAAGGATTCCTTATCGGCATATGTATATACCCAGAGCATTTCGAGTGAAAAATCCGATATTTCCTCGTAATGTGGGTCATCCTCGGCAATTTCGAAGTCATATGTATTTTGAGCATGTGACATAGGCATTTGACCTTGGATAGAGATAATATGATAGGGATTTTGTGCAATGATTGATGCAAGAACTGAGGTTGAATTTAATGTTGTCATGATGTTATAAGTTTTATTGGTTAATGTTAATTGTTAGCGATTTGATTGTTGAATGTTGTTTGGTCATCGGCATCAGGCCAACCCATGGATTCCTCCATATATTCGGTAGTATAATCGATAATGGTTGCAGCATCGTCCTTGTTAATTGTAGCAACCTCGGCTTCGATTTCCCGTTGGATTTGGTCGTAGTGATAAGCAAATGACCTCCGTATGCGTGCAGCAATTCCGGGGTATTTTTTAAATAATTCGATTAATTTACTTTCTTTATTCATAACGTCTATTTTTAAATGTTTATGCAAATATAAGAATAATATTTTAAATATGCAATAACCCCAATTACTTACTGGAGCCTTATAAGGTCAACTATTTCGATGGAAGAGTATGGCATACCTATAAGTTCTGAGATTATCCTTTTAGTATGATATACATGAAGGTGGTTAGGATTTAGTTTTACCCTTGGGAATATTAGATATGGCCTTAGTTCTTCAGTTCTGTAAGTGATTATAAGTTCCTCACAGAATTTTTCGTTTTGACAATCGAAGGATACTAAGAATTTAGACTGTTCTAGCATATTATTAATATTAAGCAATGAGTATTCTCATAAGTTAAAGGTTCTTTACTAGTAGGATGGGAGGATGCACCCATTATTAGGATAATTCCTCCCATGACTAAGATAAGTATAATATTAGGCTTCATGTAATTCCTGATAGGTTGTACATAAGTCCTCGATTAGGTCCTCGATAGTATCCTCCCAGGAATCGTATCCATCGAGGTTGTATTCGGCAATGAAGGTAAAGAATGTATCTCCAAATAATAATCGTAAGACTTTGTCTGTTAGGGTTTCGTCTTCGTCATATAGTTTGTTCTCTTCCTCATTGGAAAGTTCTGTATCTCCATTTAGGATAACCGAGATTTGTTGCAGTCTGAGTAAATACCCATTAAGAGTATCAAGGTCCTCTTTAGACCTTGTCTCTTGGAATTTAAGATAAGTCTTTGATGGTGTCATAGTTAGTCCTCCTCTGATTTAATTTGTTGATTCAAGGGTATGTATGGTTCAGCAGGTAATTCTTCAGCAAGTACTGATATGAATCCTTCCGGGTATAAGGTATATAAGATTCGATATCCATAATCTGAATGTGGCAAGAATACATCCATGATGTTTTTGAGTAATGGGTATAGCTTCCATTGGTTATCCTCTAGGAATCGTTTCCATTCATCCATTTCGCTAGCATCATAGTTAGCAGTTAATTGAATGTGATAACGTTGTGTTTCCGTATCGATTGGGATAAATAGGTTGGTGACTACCTCAATTTCGTTTGAAGGCTTTTTGTATTGAGTAATTGGATACCAGATACCTTCGTTTTTCCATTGATTGAGCTGGAATATTGTCATCCCAGATTCAAGTAAGTTGGTGAGTTTGTAAAGATTAACCATGTTGTTGTCTATTTTAAAATGAATAAATATATTTTTATTTCTCACTACAAAGATAAGAATAATAAATAATATATGCAAATATAACTGAGGTAGAGGCAGGCTCTTAGTTAGGTTAGAGTCCTGCCTCTGGGATAGATATGAAAACAACTGGTTAATCGTCGTTAAGGGAACCCTCATTTAAAGTTTCATTAAGTACCTCATTAAGGAGTTCTGCACGTTGTTCTTTTGATAGGCCATCCAGTGTTCCTTTGATTCTCTCCTTTAATGCCTTTTTAAGAGTATTTTGGTACTGATTGATAAAGGTAATTGAAGAGATTGGTACTGGTATGAGTACTCTCATTTGTGTAGTATGATTACATGTATTTAGTAATTCTGATAACTCCTTACGGTTATCTAAAGAGTGTTGAATGACCATAGCAATTACATCTGGTTGTTGAACATCGGTACATCCAGAAGCATAGCGTACGATTCTATCAAATGTTGACTCGGTAATGTCAAAGGGCATTCCGTTTAAAAATGACTCCTTGAAGTCAGGGTCCATTGTTTCTGTTTCTAAAATAGCTCTGATTTTCATTCTTCTACTTCTCCTATGTTGTTAGCAAGTAAATAATCGTAGTACAAGTGTACGTTAGTATCCCCATAAGTCCTAATGTAGGATTCAGCATCTCCTGGGTCTGCTGAGACCCAGGGATATTCTTGTATCTGTGCCTTATGCAATTGTAAGGCAAGTTCTTTTAATTCTTGTTCATTCATGATATTCTGAAGTTAAGTTGATAAATCCAATTGTTTCTGTCTAGCTTGGTGAATGATATAAATTGTCCATCACCATCGGTAAAGTTTTGCATAAATCGTACGCAGCCAGTAGCAATGATATTTTCTCTTAGTCTGTCTACTGTTACCAAGCTTTCGAATGTGAAAGTATAGTAGCAAGTTTCATATACCCAGATTTGATTGATATCGATGCAAGCTAGTTGGTAGTTATCGTATACCTTACTGAGTAGTTCAAATAGGTTTTCCTTTAGCATTTCATTTTCCTCCTCTGTAAGAGAGAAAGTGTTTTTGTTATTGATAAACCTTTGAAGTACCTCTTCCAGGTTCTGGATAGAGGATTTGGATGCTGTTGTTTTCATATTTTTATTGTTTAATTATTACACTACAAATATAAGAATTTTATTTTAAATATTACTATATTCTTACTTTTATTTTATAATAGCTGAGGTTCTACACACAAGAAAAGGCAGTGGGTTAGACTGCCCTTTAAGAAGTTCGATTAAAGTTTTCTTCGAAGTTTGTCAATAACTTCTTCGGTAATTTGTTTTACGAAAGCTGGGTC